TTACACGCCTCCCCTCTTCTGCTCCGTCAGCCACTCCTGCGTTTCAAGCTGCGCCTTCACGTGCTCAAGCGCCGAATCGGCAAGCTCAAGCATTTCGCGCAGCTCCTCTTCATCTATTACCTTCAAGCGACCCAGCGCGTAGGCATGACCCAAAAGCTGACCGTGCCAGTGGTCCGTGGCATCCTCCCGCCTGGCTTCATGGTCAAGGTGGGCATGCCAGATTTTCAGTTCCCGCTCTTTTGCGTCCATGACCTACTCCAGTCGGCACCACCAAGATTGCGAATAAAAGGCATCGCCGATCTGCTCAACGCCGGTGAGGTTCATGCCTGTTTCTGCCATGCCGGTGACCCGAACGTCCAGTAGGCGAGGCAAGATATCCGGCGAGTGCGGCGCACTGCTGAACACCCAGGCGCTGATAGTGGTTCGCCCAAGCGCCTCGTTCTTCATCTCGGAAATATGGATGTCGCCGCGCACCGGCTTAATCTTGACGAGCTGCTTTGTGTCGATGGCCACGCCCAGGTGCCGTCGACGGACTATGAGGTAAAACATTTCCCGTCACCCGAAATACTGTATAGACATACAGTTAACTTTGACCGGAAATTCCGGTCAATACTGGATAAGCGGATTTTCGACGGGTGACGCTATGTGCGGAAGGATTGTTCAACAGAGGGGAATGCCGGATTACTTCAGCGAGCTTGCGCCCCGCTTCCGGATCATCAGCGGCTACGACGCCCAGCCGATAGGCCGGTACAACGTGGCACCAACGACGAGGGTCAACATTCTGCGAGCGGACGAAGCCGGAATCCATATAGATCCGGTTCGCTGGGGATGGTCGCCATTCTGGGCGAAGGGGAAACGGCCCGACCCGATCAATGCCAGGGTCGAGACGGTCACAACAGGGAGGTTTTTCAAGCAGCTATGGCCCAATGGCCGGGCGCTGGTGCCAAGTGACGGCTGGTATGAGTGGGTCAAAGACCCGCACGACCCGAAGAGGAAGCAGCCCTACTTCATCCGGTTGAAAAGCCAGGCACCGATGTTCTACGGCGCACTGGCTCAGGTGACGCCCGGGCTTGAGCCGCACGATGAGGACGGCTTTGTCATCATCACCGCTGCCAGTGATCAGGGGATGGTCGACATTCACGACCGCCGCCCGCTTGTGCTGACGCCGGAGCTTGCTCAGGAATGGATGGACCCGGACACCGACGCGGCCAGGGCCGAGGCGATCGCGAAGGAGTGCTGCCGGCCGACTGAGCACTTCGAGTGGTACCCGGTCGGCAAGGCCGTGGGCAATGTGCGGAATCAGGGGCCGGAGCTGATCTTGCCTGCGGCTATGGGCTAGCCTGCCCGAGGCATACCGTTCTGACGTAATCCTGCAGAGCGCTCAACTGCCGGATGGCGTCGTCACCGTCGACTCCGGTATGGAGAATTCTTTCCGCAGTCGCTGGATCAAGTTCGGCTCGACCTTCTTCATCAGGCTTGCCGGGGGCGGCTGGGGCGGCTCGCACAGGGGCTGCTGGGCAACTGGCTTTGACATACACCCGCTGAGCACCAGTAGCGACAGCAGTAAGCATGGGCTTGTTCGTTTCATCGGCTTTGGCCTGTTCCTGGGTGTGCTGCGTGTCGAGTTCCAGCAGCAGTTTTTGGGTTTTCTTACGGGATTCGTCGGCCGCCGTGAGCTGGGTCACCTTCTCCCGCTCGGCGTCGCGCTCGATCGTCACGGCATCACGACCTGCCTTCACTGAATCGAGCCGCACTGCCAGACAAGCGATAGACGCCAGCAGCGCCAAGGCAACCCAGACCCAAACCGGCACAAGCTTCAATATCGCCGTCATGGCACATCCTTGAAGAAGATGTGATGTCCCATCTTCAGCGTCTGCTTGGCTTTCGCAGCCCAGGCCGGAGCCTTCGGCATTGTGGTCGCGTAGTAGTGAGTCGCCCCACTGGTAGGGTCCGGCTGCTTGCCATCGATCACCTGGTCGGCAGCAATGCGGGCCTGCGCCAGCTCGCGAAATGGGATCTGCTTCGCGCCACTCAGGTACGGGAAGTTCGGATCGTTTTTGTTCCAGCAGCTGAACTGCCAGGCTTTCTGGCAGACACCGGCATAACCCTCGCCCCACCAGTCCGGCTTGCCATCGTTGTGCAAATCCATTTCCACGCGGTTGCGGATGGACCAGGCCACAGCGATTTGACCGGCCGCGCCCTCTCCCCGCGCTTCGCCCCACAGCGTGCGCGCCAGTACGTCTCGATCTTTCTCAGTAACGGTCATGCTTTTCTCCAAGCGAAAAAAAGCCCGCACATGGCGGGCACTGTTGGTAGGAGTCGGTTATTCGGCGGCTGGCTCGACTACCACCTCTTCAGGATCCTTGGCCGTAACCGTCACCTTAGCGCTGTAGTCCTTGGTCACCTGGGCGGTGAAGACCTGGGCGGTAGGAAACTGCGTCAGGATTTCCCGTGCGCGCGCGTCGGCTGCTTCTTGAGTCGCGTAACGGGTGCCGTTGGTGGAATCAAAGTTGTTGCTAACGTTCACTGCGATATAAGGCATTGTTGTCATTCCTATTGGATAAATCGATTGGGTTTCAAGCATGTCAATTTAATTAGAATTAAGTAGCGCTGTAAGGAAATGGCAGATTAGAGGTCCTAACCACCAACGCTATTGGGAATCTGTCGATAGGTAAATTAGTAAACATACCGTCAGAGTAGATAGGACTCCCAGTATACTGGGTGATCGTACCTTCTGATGTTGCGGAAAACATGAACGATATCCCGCCGACTCTTCCATAAGCCCCTTCAACACCGTTATATGCGTAGGTACCTCCGCCATATTGACCGGATTCAATAATACGAATGGATCTGCTCCACGGAAGGTGGGCTGCGTATTCCTCACCGCTGCCCAGTGCAACATTGACTACGTTGCCGCGATTAGGAGCGCTGCCGCCATTCGCATTGAGGCCACCCGATGAGTTGGCTATTTGATAAAGCGATCCGCCCGCGTATGCGGTCTTATACATGCCATTAGGCCAAGTCTCGCCCGGCCCAGGCGCAGTTACGGCCGCGTGGATGTTGAGAGGTATCATCAATGAGTTGAACGTACAAACCCCAGTATCAAGCCACGCTTTCAGGAATGGCCCGCTACTCGAGGTGTCTCTCATCAAATCAAAGCAATAGTATTTGGTCGATGTACTCGCCCCCACATAGTAAAACGTGATCGTATCGCCCGAGCGGCTCGTGCCCACCAGTGAGCCAGGCCCGACAAGAAACGCTATCGGGCATGAAGCACTCTGCACGGTAAAGCCGTGCAACGGGTATTTGCCAGTGTAGTAGTTGTAGCTGCTCTTCTGGTCAGGATCGACGTTGATACCCCTGATCGAGTAATAACCATCAGTTCTGTTCAGTTCCATGTATCCGCTTTTAAGCAGACCATGCGTTATGTTGCGGGTGTCAAAAAGCAACGTCCCGTCTTCTTTGTTCACGACAAGATAGGGCATCAGTAATACCCGTAGTAGATTCGACAGTTAGCAGCGAAATACCCCCAACCACCACCGGTGTAAAAGGAGTAGGCCCAGCTTAGGTTTCTGCCCGATAGGGTTACACCGGGCTTTTTCCCTAAGTCTTTCCCCAAGTCAACCAACGGAACAATTTGATAATAGAGAGTTTTCCCAGACGGCGGCGCAGGCACAGTTATCGATCCATTGCCCCCTCCCGTATCCACGTAACCCATACTCTGGCTTATGAACATGGTCATATCGAGTATGACCTGCCCATTTGACGACTTGAGAACTAGACCAGTCATAGACTAAGCAGGATTCCCTGCACCCCGTTTGGATGGAAAAACGCCAATGCTGAGTTGGTCAACTTCATTCGTCCGCTAGAAGTCTGCCCGTTGATTTCAAGGCCGCCCGCTTTGGTAAATCTCCAGCCCGCCGTGTTATCAACGTAGTTATCAGACTGTAACGTGTCGCTTATCTTCGCAAAGTCGATCGATGCAGCCTGGATTACCGCAGAACGGATGAACACCTGACCACCCGAGACGGCAAATGGTGAGGTGGCCGTTGCTGCCCCTGTACTGTTGAGGACAAGAAACTTATCCGCCTGTACCGCAAACGTCGACTGCACACCAGCAGGGCCGTTCTCGATCCCCAAACCGAACCCCGTTTGGTAATAGATACCGTTCGAGGTGACGCCTAGCTTGACCGAGTACATTGCGGACAGCTTGCCGTCCAGTGTGGAGGCGTTGGTTTGAAGCTGCTGGACCGCGATAACACTGCTGCCACCAGAGAACGTTGACGGAACTACACCAGTACCAACCTGCTTCTCTACCATGATCCGATCAAAGTAGATTTCAGTACCGGACACACCAGATGCGTTAGGCTGGATGGCAAACACCATCCTATTACCCGTAAAGGCAGAACCTGTCAGATCCACGACAGCCGAGTATCGCACCCAGTCAGTGGTTAATGAGAATGTACTGACAGCCGAGTTTCGTGCCCCGGACATATTCATCAACGCAGTTCGCAAGAATGCATTAAGTTGACGACCGTTTACGTTCGATTTGGCATAGAACGAAATGATGTACTTAGCATTTTCAAACGCGACCGGATAGCCAGTAGTGTTGCTGTTCGAGACATGTAGGTAGCATGCAACAGTGGTAGTAGTTACAGATGAGGTGAATTTAGCGGCGTAACCTTTCAGCGCCGCGTCATCCGCGACAGTTGTAGCTGCCAGCCCGGACGATAGTGCTCCGAATACAGGAGGATTAACTCCAAACACGGAGTACTCATCCGGCATTAAGTTAGCCCCCGTTCCTGAGAGGCTGTTTGAAAGCTGCGTTACAGCCGTCGAGTTCGAGGTAATTGCAGTGCCTTGCTGGGTGACAGTAGATTGCAGCAAGTTCATCGCCGTAGCGTTAGCAGCAATAGACTGGGCGGAAGGCCCCGGCATAAACGAGGACGGCGCAGTACCTGTGCCGACCTGCTGCTCCAGCATAATTGAGTCGACCCACCACACATTGCCGCTGTCACCTGCTGGCATGAAGATGACAACTGAGCCGATAGTATCCTCAGGGATGACAATCAACTGACTGTAGCGGGCGCGGCCCGTGGGAAGAACACGGTCCACGGGGCTGCGCGAAGTGCCGTCCCAGAATGCCGACCGGATGACTAGACCGCTAGCAGCCGCTGCCGCACTTGCGTTGGCCCAAAACGACAGGATGTAGGTGCCTGCCGTAAGAGGGGTATTCCAACCGGCCGCGTTGTTACTCGGCGACAACATGATCCACGGGGTTGCTGCGTCGGGACGGACCACCCGGTAGCGGTTACCGCTGGGTACAGTGGCATCGACCCCGACAGTAACAGCCATCGCCGGGTTGGTTGTTAGCACAGGCAGGCTGCTCCCCAACCAGCTGTACGTGTCTGGGATCAGGTTACTACCTTTGCCACCAAGGCTTACCGACAGGTTCGTCAGGCTAGCCGCTTGGCTGGTGATTGCCGCCTCGGCCGTACCTACGCGGGCCGTCAACGATGCGGTGGCCTGAGCGTTGGCGATGGTCCCGGCGAAGCTATCGCCCAGGATGAACGTCGATGGCTCCACACTGGTCCCGATCTGTTGCTCAACCATAACGCGGTCGATGTAGACCGTCCGGCCCAGCACCCCGGAAGCGTTATGGCGGAACACCAACTGCATGCGGCTCCCGTTCCAGGTGGAGCTGAGCGGGATCACAGCAGAGTAGCGGGCCCAACTGGTCGTCAAAGCTTGAGGGCGCACGGACACCGCAGCCAACGCGCCCGAAAGCTCGGCGTATAGGTTGAATTCTATGGTGTGACCGGCCGTGTCCGATCTAGCCCAGAACGAAACGATGTAGGAGCCGGTTTTATACGACATGTTTGCGTCGGCTACCGCGCCACCTGCAGCCAGTCGCACGAACCCGACCGCGTTCGTGTTGGTCGATGTGATCCTGAGGGCATAGCCGCCGAATGCCGCAGCGTCAGCAACGGTAGTAACCGTCGCCCCCGACGCATTGCAGTCCGGCACGCCAGCGGAAAACGCCGCATAGGCTGCCGGTAGCATGTTGCTGCCAGCGCCGCCGATGTTGCCCACACTGGCCGTCAGGTTGGTGACCTGCGACGCAATCGAGGTCAGGGTTCCATCGCTCGACGTTACCCGGGCATCCAGGGCGGTGATCGCCTGCGCCTGGGTCCTGATCGCTTGCGAGGAAGGCCCAGAGGTGAAAGTCGACGGAGAGGTTGCCGTACCAATCTGGGCCTCTAACATCACGGAATCGACGAATACCAGCAAGCCCTCAGCGCCGCCCGGAAAGAACAGCGTCACGCTCCCAATCCCGTCAGACGGCAAGGTAACAAGCACGGAATACCGGGTGCGGGTTGCCGTGGGGGTCACAACCGCACCCTTATAGCTTGACCCGTTGTAGATGCCCGGAGCTATAGTCAAACCGCCTGATACACCCGCCGCGTTGGTTTCAGCGTAGAACGACAGGATGTACTTGCCGGCCTTAAGCGTGATGTTGCGATCAGCCTCCGCGTTACTTGGTGAAAACATGGTCCAAGGCTCGACGTTGGAGCCGCGCGCGATCCGATACCGATAGCCACTCGGAGTACCCGCCAAAGGTTGAGAAATGACAGTGTTGCCGTTTGCGTTCGTCGCAACCGCAGGAAGCGTTACGCCCAGCCAGCTGTACTGATCGGGCACCAGGTTGTTGCCATTGCCGCCGATCCCGCCCAGCGTCGCCTGAACGCTGGTCAATGCCGAGCCCTGCGCGTTCAGCGTGTTCCCGTTCTGGGTGACGGTATTGTTCAATGCATTCAGCGCGACGACGCTGGCCTTGTTGTTGCTCAGGTCAGTGACGCTGTTGTTCAACCCTGTGAGCGCTGTGCCCTGGCTGGTGTTGACGTTTTCCGCAGCGGTGACGCGAGAGGTCAGGCTGCTGACCACCGATGCATCGGCTTTCCCGTCAATCTGGGAAATCACTCCGTCGACGCGAGTAGTTTCTGCGGCCAGCTCACCATCAAGCTCAGTGACCTTTGTTTCCACAGTAGTGACGCGAGCTGCGAGCGACGCGCCGGTCGATACGGCCTGACCGATGTCCAGCCAATAGGTCGGGTTCGGCGGTGCGTATTGCCCGGTTTTGTCAGGGTCAGCTGGCACCGCCTGAATGGCTTGGTATAGCCGATTGGTACCGTCGGCGCGCACGGCATCGCCGCTGGCATAAGCGCCGTAGCTGTAGAGCAATGCATCAACCAGCTCGCCGATATTGTCGATCTGGTTTTGCAGATCGCCCGTCAGCTCTTCGGCCAGGTCCTTTGCTTCCTGCACCCGTTGATTGACCGACCCCAGAACCTCGCCGGACGCATCAATCAGGTCAATGCGGTCGAACAGTTCCTGGCCCAGCGCCGATTTCACAAACTCATCGGTGATGAGATCCTGATACTCAGCCTCATCGCTGCTGGACAGCCCATGTACCCAACCGCTCCAGGGACCGACGTTGCCGGTTCGGTCGATCAGGCGACCACGGAAGAACAACGATGCGCCAGCAGCCAGACTGGTCAGCGTGTATGTATTGGTCGGGTACGCCATCAGGCCCAGGCTGCTGGCGTTTTCATCAGATTGAGTGAGAGCTTGTTGGATCTCGGTGTGCGCTGTGTCCTCGGCCCCTTCCGGGAAGGACCAGTCAAGTTGGATTTTCCATGGGCCAGGGGTAGCGCTCAGGGTCGCAAGTGCTGGAGGAAGACCCTGCTTGCCACCCAAATCAGCCTGTACAGATTCGCGCCAGATCGAAGATATATCGAATGCACTCACCGCACGAACCCGAGCAAGGTATGCCCCGGCGTAAATGCCGATGACATCTACGTCCGTGGCTCCGCTGCGCGGCATCTTGATCCAGTTCCCACTGTCCTTGCGCCACTCAACGTCATAAGCGACCGCGCCTTTAACGGCAGGCCAGCTGATGGTCATGGTGGATACGGACAGCCCTTGAGCGACGGTCGACGCGGCGGTCAGCGTAACGCTGGACGGAGCCTGAACGACACTGATCGGTATCACGCTGATTGGGCGCTCTTCCAGGCGCGCGCCGGTATCAATATGAGCAAACTTGCTCGGGTCGTACTGAACGCCCGATATCTCAAATACACCGGCCTCTGGCCGGGCAACACTCACCACCCGGTACAGAGGGATTGCCAGATCGTCCGCATCGAGCGCCCACACCAATTCACGCTCAGGAGTCACGGAATACTCGGCGGTTACGGTGACTTTCCGCCCGTCGACCATCCGCACGGTACGGCCTTCGCATTTGCCGTCAGGCAGGTTCAGGATCAAGCGATCGCCCGCTTTCGCCTGAGTGTCGCGATCCAGGGTTATAACCAACCCCTCAACCGCCGAAATACGACCGCCCACGGCGCGGCCTGCCAACAATTCATCTGCAATTGGAATCACATAGCCAGGCAATGGAATCCGCCCATCGAGGCCGACCCTGAAAATGACTGCGCGGTCCTTGGAATTGGTTAGGAGCGCCCACTTGCCGCGGCGTTGCGCCTCGGACTCGCGATCACAGCCAATCGCACTAATCTCAAGAGGATTGTCGCCATATCGACGCTGCAGCTTCGCATCGGTGACTGAAGTAACATCGGTGTCGTAATTGTTCAGCGGGTTATCGTAGCTGACCAGAGCCCGGGTATAGCGAGTGCGCTCCGAGGCGCTGGAATAGGTAAACGGAGGCTTGCCCTCAGTGATTACGTTCGCACCGGTATAGGCAAAGTCAAAGTCAGTCGACCGCGGCATGTCTGAAAGGGTGAAGACTTGGCCCTGGGCCCAGTAGGTCATGCCTCTGTATATAGCCGAGATATCCCGCAGCAGCGACCAAGCATCCGCCTTGCTCTGCAGGTTCAAATTGCAGATGAAGCGCGGCTCCATCCCACCCTTTCCGTCCGGCACCAACTGGTCGCAGTACTGCGAAATGCGGTAAAGCTCCCATTTATCAACCATCCATGACTTGATTCGACGCCCAAGGCCAAAGCGATCGTTGATAGTGATCCCGCGAGTCACCCAAGATGGGTTGTTTGTGTATGCCTCCTTGAAGGTCCCATCCCAGATGCCAATGTAGGTGCGGGATACGGGATCGTAGTTGCTTGGAACAGGCCATTTGCGCGCCTTGCACGAAACCGTGACCGCCGGAATGCTGCGGAACTGCTCAGCCGAGAACTCAATGTAGAGCAGCGCAGTATTTGGATAGCGGATCTTTGCGTCGATTACTTCAGTGAAACCAGCGATCTGCATAGTGTCCGAGATTTTGTTGTTGTTTTTGTTCTCAGTAATCCGTGTGACACGCATTAGCCACCCGCTGGTAGCCTTTGGCAGATCGATGCGACGTGTGCGCTCATAGGTGCTGGTGGTCTTCCCATCTACAGCCTCGCTCAGCACCTGCTGATACGCGCCCCCGTCAGTTGCCAACTCAACCTTGTACTCAATCCGGTAACCATTGATGTTGCCGTCTGCATCCACTGCCTGCAACGCCGGCCAGGCAAAGCGCACGCGTACGGCGGAAAGCTGGGTGTTGCTGATCGCCCGCACCCATGGGGTACCGCTGCGCAACTCGGTGCTGACAGTGGTCTCGTTCTCAACGGACGGGATCCCTTGGATATACGTCTGGTCCACTGCCCCGGTGCGCCACTCCCACTTCACATTCGGGAAATTCATATTGCCTTGCGGGTCTTGCAGCGGCGTGTTGTCCAGGTAGATGTCGCGAGCGGTGGGGGTGCCTTCGAATTCGCCCTCGCCGATTGCGATTAGCATCTTGGCAACAGCGATGGAGCGCAGACTGTCCGGAGCTTCGGTTGGCGTTTTTGGTTTGTCTTCGCCGCCTTTGGCGCCGTGAATATCGATCTTTTCTGCTGCGCCCATGCTTTTCTCCAGGCAATAAAAAACCGCCTCTCGGGCGGTTGCGGTGATGCGGGTAACGGCTACATTTGATCTTCGGCATAAATTGCGGCGCTGATAATTGCACCGCCCCACCGGCGCTCACCGATGCAGAGAGGAACCGGGTTTCCCGATGCCGTGGTGTTCTTGGCACTGCCGAACGCGTAACCAGGGGTGTTTTCAGGCGCAGCGCTTGTTTTCAAGCCTCCAGCCTGGGGGCTTAACATTTGGATAACGCCGCCGGCGACAAGCCCGATACCAGCCCCAATCAAAGGCGTGCCAAATGGCGTAGCTGCGAAGATGACGCCGACGACGATGAGTATTGCCCCAACAATCGTCTGAAGAATTCCGCCTCGCTTGCTGCCGACGACTACGGGCGCAATCCGGATATCACCGGATCCACTGTAGTTCAGCTCTTTCTCGCTGATATTTCGCTTATCCCGAAATACCGCAAATTCCAGTCCTCGTGACTTGGCATTAGAAAGAAATCGCTCAAACCCTGGTATTTGGACACATAGCGCTTTGATTGCTTCCGCTGGTGATTTCACCGCTAATCTGAATGACTTTCCGAACTGCCTGAGCTGACCGTGAAGCCGGATCGTTGTGAGAGGCTGGTAGTTGATGGCAGATGCCTGCATTGCTTTCTCCGGGCGAAAAAAAACCGCCTGCGTAGGCGGTCTTATGGACTTGGATATCAGTCGTAGTCGACATAGGGGCCAATGTAGAACCCGGCCATGTCGCCGCTTATCCTATAGAGGCTTTCTTTGCCGGACCGAACAGTGGCTGCGATGGTGCGGATGGCAGCCCCAGCACACAATCCAGACCCTGCCAATCCGGCACCTAAGTTTGTAGTTCCAGATGGAAGATTGAAGGTAGCGCGCTGGCCGGTTCCGATTTTTGCTGCCTTTCGACCGTCGACATAAACCACAATGTCGCAACCCGAACCGACCGCACCAGAGTCGCGAACTACTGTGACCTTTCCGCTTTCACCTGACGGCTTTGACTGGAAGCCGTATATCTCGTCTGCCGGCACTGGTACGGCATCTCGTACCGAAATCGCCGTAGACGCACAGCCAGGTAGCAGCGCCACAGCCAACGCCCCAATCAGAATTCGCATGATGTTCCCTCATTTATGGATGGCAGCAATCTACCATCATCCGAAGGAAGCGCCAAAAACGCGGCGCAAGATGCAAAAAGCCCAGCGCGGGGCTGGGCTTTGGCTAGTGAGGGTATAACTTAAACTCTCTGTCGATCCATATTACATGGAATATCCGACCCTTTCGGTAACCCACCATTGCAACCAAGTCAAAAGCCCTAAATGCCAAGAGCTTCACATCAGCCGTTAAAAATGAAGGAATACCAACCCTCAAAACTCCACGATCAATTATCTCGGTGCCGTATGCGTGACGATCCTGCTGCCTAATTTCTCGCCAAGGAAGCTGGCTAATCCGGCGCAGTCGATCAAGCATTTTTGAGCGTTCTTCCTGCTGGCAGTCATGTATGCACCAGCCGGCCTGAAGATATTCAAAAGAAAAAACGGGAGGCTTCAGGTCTGAGTCGTCTACCTCAGCCACTGCGTCTCTCGTCTTTATTTTCGCGTTTTGAGCTGCCCTGCCCTTGATTCTTCCCATTATCAATTAACCAGGTTGTTCCTGAAATATTCTTCCATTTCATCTGAAGGAATGACCTTGCTTGCTACCCCTTCTTCATAGTTATCTTTCCAAGGATCTTCCGCATGCGTCAACTGGCGGAGCTTCCACGCCGAGTATTGGCCATAGACCTCATAGACATCATCAAGCAAACGCAGCTGTTCACGGCTAAAAACTGCTGCATCAAACTGCGCAGGAGCAGGTATCGACGCTGATCCGTGATGACTGTATCTGTGGTACAGGCTGGAAACTACTGGACCGTGCATCCACGCTTCAATGGGCTCGTTAAAAAGTGGCTCATCAAGAAGGGCCAGACTAAACCCTTGTGCGTAGTACACCAATTTCTGAAGCTTAAGATTCGAGATTTCTCCTTCATCGCCTTCGACAGAAAGGAAGTATTTAGCTACATCGTGGCTCGTTGGCATGTCCACCTCCCCTATTGACGATGCGATTCCTTCGCATCAATCTTGATCAAAAATGAGGCGGGATTCTGCACAAGTCAAGGGCTTTCGTCAAATTTCAGTTGACAGACCCGCTGCCTTTCGTTCCAGCCTAGAAAACAATAGCTGTTTATTTATACAGTATTTTTGTTCGACTGGCCAGGCATCCAGCGTGGATGGAATGCCAGTGGCGAGCCTGGGCGGCGAGTAGTAGCGTTGCGCCTTATTTCAGGAGATTCTCATGAAGCGCAACGCAGAGCTGTCCGAGCAATTCACAGAGACTCTTAGAAATACAGAAGTGGGCAAGCAGATGGTTATCAACTTTCGAGGAGCCCCAACCCCGGTAGAAGTGAAATACACGTTTTCTGGCGGGTGGGTGGTAACACAGACTCTCATCCCTGGAATGCCGCTGGAGATAACTCGAGGCGAAGACGGTTACCTTGAGAAAATCGATCTCACGCTCCTGCCGCACGAAGGCTTGAGCTAATTTCGCTTAATCAAAGGATTCCCTCCCCCAGTCCTTCACCTGCAAGCCCAAGGACTGGGGTGCGCCAATTTCGGCGCGGATAACGCAAGGAGCTTCAAAGATGTCTCAACCAGAAATAAGCAATGAACACGCAATTGCTCAGCTCACCAGTCTGGTGCTGGCTCTGGCGCATACTCAGGCTGAATCCAACCCTGACCATGCAGCGGCTCGGATTGGCGCTGCTATCTACGCCTGCCGCGAACAAGGGGTCGGTGACTATTATCCCCTTCAAGTTTTCAACAAGGTCTTTCCGGGGAAAAATCTCCCGATTGTTTTAACTGATGAGGAGTTTGCCGCGAAGCAGGCCGAATCTAAGATCTAAACTTTAGTTGCTGGATGCTTGCCTGATCAACAGCCTTTGGGCTGATGAAAAAGCTGCCATCCGGCATGATGAGCCACATAGGCTTACCGCTTGAATTCTTTGCGTTATCGCTGACAACCTGATTCATGTCCTTCTCCCACGGCCCTGCCGCATCATGTGGTTTGTCGTGCATCTTTGTGCCTGAGGATCAGGCGCGTTCGATCAAGCCACGGCCCGCCAAAAACGATGATCTCGCTCGGCCTGCCGTAGAGGTGATGCAATAGGAAAGGCCCCGGCCCGAAGGTTGCCGCATCTTCTTCTGGCAGTGCCGGATCGACGCCGAGGAAAATCCCCGCATGGTTCGGGTGCTCGGTCCGGCCGACTTGCATGACGATCATGTCGCCACGCTGCGGGGAATCAACCCGGTAGAACCCTGCCGTCTCGTAGTTGGCCTCGTACAGGCTGACGCTTTCCTTGCTCTCCCACCATCCATCTGCACGCTTGAAGGCTTCGAACTCAAGTCCCCACTCGCGCTTGTACCAATCTGCGCAGGCCTGCCAGCAGTCCCACGCACCGTGCACGAATGGCCGCTTGAGCAACGGCGTATTGCCGGTCGGCACAATCGTTCGCAGATCTCCCTCCGGCCAGCTAAAAATGTGCCAGGGTAATTCGGTTGCCTCGCACATGGCCAAGTCGCGCGGCGAAGGCCGGCTGGTTGCGTCAGGGTGGGAGTGAACGATTCCGATCACCTCGCCAATGTCTTCTGCTCGCCCGTAGTCCTCAGGATCGATCCGAAACTCTTCGGTCGGATCAGTCGAGGTGTTTGTACAGGGGAAGTACTGCTGCTTCTTCCCAACAGCCAAGAGCAGGCCGCAGCATTCTTTCGGGTATTCGGTCGCCGCATGCGCTTTAACCGCATCCAGCATGTACTTGAACATGGTCAGCTCCGGGCGATAAGGGAAACAGCAGGGAAGCCGCCGAACGCAAGCTCGTTGTTCTCGCCGAAGCGCAACTTGCAGGAGGACAGGCAGCCTTTGCACTCGTCCAGCGACGGATCGTCCGTGGGTATGTCTTCATCATCAAACATTGCCGCACCGGTGTAGCCGCAATCCGGACCTCGATAACCGTTGGTCATCGCCCAATGACAGAATGTTGTCATCTGCCGGCCGGGTAAGCCGTGGCTGTCAATTTCTCCAGGCGATGAAAGCTCCCAAACGACCGCCTCACCGTCTTCGCTGGTTTTCTGGTCGATGTACCAGACTTCCAGCGCCTCCTGCGTCGGGTCAGCAGTGGGATTGCCATCAGGAAAGTTGGCTGGATCAAGGTACTGGGCCAGCGTCTCACGAACTGTGAGTTTGAACTTCAACATGTCCTCGAAAGCCAGGCACAGCGCGGTTACCCGGCCATTGATGTTGCCCGCAGCGAATGTGGGCCGCGCCGCTGTACCATCACTACTAGAGGAAATCCCATCGATCTGAACCGGCCACGCGGCGTATTCCTCGCCCTGCCACCAAATTGATTTGGCTGGCAGATCCTCATCCGAGTTTTCGTAGGCCAGCAGATCTTCAGGCGTGTGCGGAATGGCATGACCATGAAAGCGGAGGTAATCCGCGCCGTATTCAGTCCCATCAATTTCAAACAGGCGAATTTCGCCGCCGGGCTCCAGTTTCTGGATGTCCGTGATCAGTGCCATGGCCGGTTATCTCAAGGATGAAAGGTTTGTTCGAATGTGGCGGTGATGGCGTATACCTGGCCGCCGCGGTGGACGGGTTTGTACCCCTTGCATTTGTAGAGGCCCAGCACGCCAAGAGGTGGCGTCCAGAGGAATCCTTTCGCGCCTTTGTGGCGGTCCAGGAACTGCCTTATCTGCAAGATTTTGGCTGCCATCCCAGTGAATACCACTGGCCATGATTCGGACTGGTTGTTGATCCCATCTTCGACCGACTGCTCGTATCCATCGGCAAATTTTTTGGTACGGACGCGCTGGGTGATATCCCCATCCGCACCCTTCTCTGTAGCCCAGGTGAATCGCTCGAGTGCCATCAGCGCCCCTTAATTGCCTTATTGATAACGCCTCCCTGCGCCATATCCCTGTTTCGCAGCTGCTGGTACTTCTGCTCTACAAACGCCGCAAGCTCCTTGCCGAACACGTCATATCCAGGCGTATCTGCAGAGGACGACGCGTTGCCATCACCATCGATGTGCACCTCAACATTTATCTGCGTGCCACCAGCGCTGCCGCCTGCTGCAATAACGCCCAGCTTGCCGCTAGAGGTTCGGGTCAGCGGCATGATCGCCTCATCCCCGGCCTCGCCCATTACACCGGTCTTGCCGTTAGCCATGCCAAACGCCGTCGGCGTGCTGACGATGGAGTTGGTGAACGCGCCGCCATTGGCGAACATTTGCACGCCGCCGCTCCATGCTCCGCCGTTTGCCTGGGGGAAATAGGACCCGCTGTAGCTGCCGGTTGAAGCGCCAGTCGCCGATTGCGGAAAGTAATCAGAGGAGTAGCCCGCCTGTGTAGATCCCGCCGAACTAGCACCGCCGAAATAGCTTCCAGCTGCGCTGGCCGCTAGCCCGAAAAGCGCACTCATCGCCGAGGATGATGCCTGCCTTGCAGCAATCCGCGCCATGTCCGCCAGGATAGATTTGGCGAAATCTGCGAACGAAAGCTTGCCGGTCATGGCGAAGTTGACGATGGCGTCTTCCATACCCGTGAACGCGTTGGTGAACAGGCTTTTCGTCTGCCCAGCTACGTCACGCGCCGACTCCAGGTAGTTACTGAACGCCGACGTGGCACCGTTGCGCCAATCGCTTTGCGCCGCAGACATCTGCTCGTAGTTGCTGAGCGTCGTTTCGGCGAGATCCTTCTCACTGGCATTGATCGCGTTCAGCTTGGCTTGGTATTCCTCGGCGCTCATGTTGCGCGACTTATCGGCCTTGTCCCGAGCCAGGTCCAGACGCTGCTGATTGGCCCGGTCCTCGATACCGTTCAGCGAGCCAGTTAACGATGCTTGGCGATCACCCTGCCCGACACCAGCAGCTGCTCGCTGTCCAGCCCGCTGCAGCGCCGCGTTCTGCTGGTTCAGTGCATCGGTGTAGCTGCTGATCGCAAGCTTCTGCTTTTCGATCCGGCCCGTTTCGGCGTTGGCCAGCACTTCCAGCTGCGTGTCAGCGTCCTGCTGAGCCTTGACCATGCCGGTCCGGGCGTCCGCAATCTTCTGGTCGATCTGGATGCGCTGCGCGCCTGACGTGGTGGACTTAGCCCTGACGGCTTCAAGGGCTGAAATCTCGGCCTCGTACGCTGCCGCGACCTCGACCCGTTCCTGCTGAACAAGCGCGATGCGCTGGCTGCTGTAGGATTCCGCCGATACCAACCCAGCCTTTTGCGCCGAATCCAGTTCCTTCTGGATGTTCTGGTAGTAGCTCGAAACGGCTTTGAGCTGGTTCTGAGCATCGTTGAAGCCGGTCAGATCGACTGCGCCGGAGGATTTGCTCGGTTTCCCGTTAATCCGCTCAAACTCGACCTTTTTCGCCGCTGCGATTTGCTCAGCCGTGTATGCGGTGCCCTTCCGCGCGGCATCCTCGGCGTCCGCGTCGACCTTCTTGTACGCATCAGCAGTCTGTAGCGTCAGCGACTTGCCCTTGTCGATCAGGACATTGAGGCGCTGCCTAGCTGAAATAGAGCGCTCTTGCTGCTCTTGGTCCAGTCGCCCGGCCTCTGCTCTATTCCGCCGCTCCTGCTCAGCAAGCATCAGCGATGAACGATCAGCTTCAATATCGGCCAGGCTTCGGCCGCCGCCACCGCGCGGCCCAGTGCCAACCCGTGCAGCGTTCTGCGCCTGCTCATTCAGGTCAGCGAGCTTTTCCTCGTAGGTCGACTCACGCCCCACGTCGAGCGCTGCATCCCAGGCCCATTTGGCGGCCTTGGCCACCTTGTTCCATGCACCTTCAATGGTGCCCAGTCGCTCGGTGATCTTGTCGCCGCGAGACTGGATAGCATCTGCAAATGAATCAGTAGCGAGTTTGACCGCCGCAGCCTGCTCGCCCTGCTTCTCCAGAGCGACGATCTGCTCGTAAACCGACGCTGTCAGGTAGTGATACTGCTCGTTGAGCTTGATCGACGCAGCTACAGGCTCCTTTGCCAGGGAGGAGAACTCAGCGACTGTTTCCTCAACCGCTTTTCCGGTTGCCGACTGCATCGTCAACGCGGCCTTGGTTATCTCGTCAAAGCTACCGGCGGCGATCTTCCCGTTACCAGCCAACTGAGCAAGAACAGACGCAGCAGCACCTGTAGTGCCCACGGTAGAGCTGACCTGCTTTGCCATCGACGCGAGGTTGCCAGCAGTAACGCCCGCATAGCCCCCGGTCAGGATCAGCGATTTATTGTATTCGTCGGCCTCGTTGCTTCCCTGGTAGTAGGCCAGAGTCAGCACGCCGACAGCGGCAGCCGCAACGGTGAATGGGTTGACCAGCCCCAGCACGTATCCGCCCAAGGCTTTCGCCGCGGGGCCAATGCCGCCGAACATGTCTTTGAGCTGGCCGCCCTGCTGCAGCAGCACAGTCAGCGGTGCCTGGCCGCCTTGGAGCGATACCGCAATGTCAGTGAACTGAGCAGGAACGCCCCGCAGCGCCGCCGCGGTCTGCTTTGCGGTGTTTCCGGTGCGGGTCAGGCCATCGTCAAAACGGCCGAGGTTAGCGCGGGATTGATCGATTTTGGCCTGGTACTCGCTGAACGTCGAAGCATCAAGCGCCCCCAGGCTCTTCTGCTTCGAGAGCTTGGTTTCCAGCTCATCCAGACGACCCAGCGCCTTAACTGTTGGGTCGATCTCACCCAGCAGGTCGGCCAATTCATCCTTTTGCTTTTTGATGGATGCCGATGCTTTGTCCGCGCCTTTGGCTAAGCCCTCGGACGCCTTCTCTGCTCGACCGCCTGCCGCCGCGAGGTTGTTGAGGTCGGTGGTTGCCTCCGCTGCATCCGTGGAGTCGACCTTAATGCCGAGCGAGGCAATATCCATAATTCACCTTGAATAAGTGCCCGCTCTCACGGGCTGTTGTCGCGGGACTCAGCCATAACGGCCAACGCCTCAACCTCCATGACGCGAACGTCGTGGAAAACTGAGGTGCGATTCTTTTTAGGGATTGATTCGAGGCGCATCACGTCAGGCAAGACGCCGTAGTCAAGGCCTGTAGCGCCGCCAGCCCCCACCCGCCACTGCGTGCTCATCGACTCCATGACGACGAGCGCCGGCCAGTTGTCAGGCCACACTTCAACGACGTTGTCGAAGTCGCTGGCCGTAAGCCCGAACATGGGCAGCTTCTCGCTGGCATCAGGCTCATACAGCGCGCGGGCAGAGGCGATTAGTTTCCCAGGCGCGCTGGCTGATAGGCTGATTGGTAAGCGCTCAGGACCGCTTGCGGTGCCGCTACACAGGTCGTAACCAGCGCCGATATCGACTCATCGTTGAATGTATCGTCGAAGGCCCAGCCAGTGACGATGTCTTTGATCTGGTTGACCTGCAGAGTGATTTCTTCGGCGGTTGCCTCGGCCCACGACAGCCCGTCCGCTCGCACCTTCTCGGCATGCGCATCCCGGGCGAGATTCCACTTATCAAACAGCTCGGACAAAGCGATGCGGTCGAGATACAAGAACTCGAATTCAACCTCATCAGCCGGGCCGCCAACGCGCGGGATGGACACCTTGGCTTTGAATGTGGGTTTCTGAGCGATCTTGAATTTGGCCATGGGTTATGCCGCCACGCCGACATAGCGGGTCGGATCAGCCTGCAGCGCCAAATTCACCGTGCGGGTGAGTAGGTTGCTGCGCGAAACGGCCGGCTGCTTGGAGAACGACGTGTAGGTGCCGTATAGCAGCTGGTCATTACCGGGCAGTACCAGTCGGGCCGCCTGAACCTGCTTGCCTGCGTCAGCCTTCATGAGCACGGCGTTGAATGGCTTCACCGGATCGTCTGCGATGGTGAGCGTCATACTGGTTGCAGCGCGGTCGGTGGGGATCTGCTTACCCTGGTCGTCTTCAAGGAACACAACATCCAGATAGTTCTGATCGCCGCCCGAGAAGGCCAGATCGGTGATCTGAGGAATCTGCACCCAGGTCAGAATCTTTTTCATGCTGCCGACACCGCCGCCAGCCGGGAAGATCAGTACATCGCTGGTATCGATTGCTTCCAGGGTGACCGCAGTTGCGGTGGCCGCTTTCACGCGCACGACCTTGTTGTCGAGCTTGCTCCAGCCCGAGCTGAGCAGGACGATGTCGCCGGCGGCGATTGTGCTACCGGTGACGGTGGCAACTGCCTCGGATGCATTGGAGATCGCAGTGAATGCCTGGACCGCGTCGTAAGTAGCGGCGTGCTGGAAGTAGCCGCCGTTGGGGATTTTGTAGCCCATTGGTGTTTCCTCTTTTCAGAAATGAGAAAACCCGCTCAATGGCGGGTTCGGGTGTGCCCAATGGGCGAATTATTCGGTGTCGGCTCGGTACTGAAACGAGGCCGAGACGGTGAGTGTTGTGTCGCCAGTGATTGGCGGCCCCGGCTCTACCGGAGTCAGCACGATCACCTCGAAGGCGTCCTGCGTGAGCCGGAGGAAGGCCGGGAACAGCTCGGCCAGATCATCGACCAAGCCCTCGGCATCGCCCGTACCGTGACCGACTGGCGTTACGACGTTGACCTGGAAGACCCCGGTATAGACCCGGTGATCGCCCGCCAGCGTTTCGGTGCTAGTCCCGGCCGGGAGCATGAACGCGCTCAGGTAGGTTTCATCAGATGCGGGGGTGAAGTTCACGCCCTGGTACGCGACGCGCAGTTCACGCTCGGCAGCCCACGCAGCAAGGCGCAACTCGAACAGAGAGCGGATGATCTTGTGGCTCATACCTGGTTGTTCCTGATGGCCTCAGCCACGATCTGTTGAAAGCGGGCAACCGTGACGCGGACCATGCCCGACGGGGCCTGGGTGCTGTGCCCATACTCCAACGGGATGGCATACGGCAGGTTATTGATGAGGTAGGCAGTCTGGCCCGCGGTGAAGTCACTTACGGCAGATACCAGCGCCGCGATCGTCTCGTTTCCGCTAGGGTCTACCTCGTCAAAGGTGACGTTTTCGACCACATCAATCGACAGATGCCAGTTCGCGCGGAACCGGCCGCCGACGTAGCCCTGTCCAGCGACCAGTCCATTCACATTGAAGTTCTGGTCGCGCTCGGTCTTGGTGAGGCGTTTGGCATATTTGACGCCGCGCTTGAGCCTGCCGCCCTTCGTGTAGTTGCTCGGAGTAAGTGAAGTGATGACGTTGCGCACCTCAACATGATCGTCATAGGCATCTGCCTGTGCCTTGTTAGCGGCCCGGTGTGACACGTTCGCCGCCCATATCTCAGGGTTACCAACGGGCGACATACGGATGACGCTGCTGCCGACCTCAATGATGATTTCGCGAAGACTTGCATCGATTGCCTGAGTGGCCTGCTCAGCGAATTTGGCCAGGCTCAGGGCAAAGCTGCCGGATTGACCGGCACCGGCGCGGCTCATGACCTGACCTGCAGTTCATACAGCAGCGGCGTCCCGGCTGGGTTGATCTCTTTCAGCGGCGGGATGATTGACCATGTGCGGCCTTGCACAATGACTTTGCTGAGCAGCGTCGGCGGCTGATCCAGGCCTTTGGCGGCCATCTTCAGCTTTTTGTCGCCTACCTTGATTAGGGTATTGGTTTGGAACTCATCACCTGTGAAGTCGAGCATGATGCCTTGGCCGATACGCTCAGTGACGGTGTCCGGGGCAGTGCCGCCAATTGCAGGATCGTAGGCGCCCTTCGTAACGTCGCGGATGGTGACCGGCTGGCCGAAATCAGTGATGAGGTCGAGAGCCATCACGGCCATTTCTTCGTAAAAGGCCATGGTGGCTCCAGATTGTTTTCAGGCTATCTGCCTGGGTACTCTGCTCGGGTATTAGCTTTCGTTCTGTTTCAGAATTTTTTGCCAGACAGCTCGGCGCTCTTCCAGCAGCGCGGTGGCGTATAGCGCTGCCTCCCCTGCCACGTCGATGCAATCTGCTGGAGCTCGGCTAGATATACCAGCTATGGCTGCCGCGGCGTAACGATCCCATGCTTCAAGTTCTGACTCAGATTTCCCCTTTACTTGCGACATAGAGCTCTCCTTTGAAAGAGCCAAGAACCTAGCATTAAGCCCTTACCGCGAACAGCCCCCGCCTTTGCAGATAGTCCGCAAACTGCGTAGCACTCGGACGATCCGGCGCAGCTGGTAGCAGCCGGTTGCTCGTACTATTGATAACCGCATACTCACGCTCAACAGCCCCATCAACCTTGTCCTTGATCACCGCGCCTTTGCGCTGGTCAATCGGTTCGATGTCGTCTTTGTATATCTCCGCGGCCAGAGCCATCTGACCGTATTGAATTCTTGCCGGTAAATAACGCTCCGGCTTGTTCTCGCCATCAAGGCGAATCTCCCGACGAGGCCAGGACAACGCCTGGTCGCCGGAGGATTTACGTCCCTTCCATGTCATCCCATCCATTGCCAAGGCGGCCCGGCGTAGCAATGCTTCCTGTGCGACCTCTTCGGCCGGGATCGCTACGCCGAACTTCACGGCATAGAGGGCCAGGTCCTCAGCGGTTGCATAGCTTTCGGCGTCCGGCTTGCCGGTGCCGTCCTCGACAATGAGCATGGGTTATTCCTTGATGTTGTTCAGGCGGTCAGCTTCAACTTTGGCGGCGGCTTCATCGCCAGCGAAATCACTGAAACGCACGCCGTCGCGGGTGATGATGATCCACTGATTATCCGCTTCCAGCTTCGGAATGTAGACAGGCTCTTCAGTGGTGCCGTCTTTCAGCGTGCCGTTTGACTCGGGCTTGGTTGGGCCCTTGCCCGGCTTCGCAGGAGTCTTGTCAGCGGCCTTTGCCTTGCCCTTGACCGGGGTCTTGCGGGTTTCGACCTCCACGTCGATTTCGATAGCCTTGTAGGCCTCGACGATCTCAGGGTAGTCGCCAACCACAGTGACCTTAGTCACGCCGCGTTCGACGTTCCGGAACAGATCCGGATTGCGGTAACGCTTGTTCGGATCGAAGTCGCCGCGCTGGTTACTGTAAACGAGTTCCATGATGTTCTCCCGTGGCGGCCATTGCTGACCGCACCGTTGTATGGCTTACGCAGCCGGGGTGAGCTCGATCATCACGCCAGCAGTGACCTTGTCGCTGGTGGAGTGCTTGGCCCAGTTAGCCGAAGAGCCAACTGCGGCGAGCGATGGGTTCGCGCCGCCGGCGGTTTCCTTCCAGCTGTAACCCAGCACGTCGATGTTCACGACACCTTCTGCGCGGTAGCCGATGCCGAGGTTCTCTTCGTCGTTCACTTCGTACGAACGGAAGCCAGGAGCCTGAGACTCGGTGATGGTCACAGCATTTGGCAGCAGGCCGAAGATCACGTCGACCGGAGCGGTGTCGGTAACCAGTACCGGCTTGCCGAGGGTGCCAGGCAGACCGCCATAGATGACGACACCAGCTTCTTCGTACAGCTTGTTCGTGATCGCCTCATCAACGATGTCGAAGTAAGCAGACGAGTGCATGACCCACAGCGCGATACGGCCGAACTTGTCGCCGAACTTGCGCATACCGCGGGTCAGGGTTTTCTTGCCGTCGGTTTCGATGCTGGCTTCCACGACCATTGCCGGGTTGGAGCCGATGGATGCACGCAGCGCGGCAGTGGCGTACTGGACGAAGCCTTCCAGGGTTGCATCAGCCACGTCTTGGCCGATGATCTGAGAGAACTCTTCTACCGGGCGGCCACGACGCTTGAAGGCCTCTTCGGTCGTCTGATACGGGCCGTACTTCCACGGTGCCTTGACGCCGACCGCCTCACCAGCGCTGATCTTCTTGGCGACGACCTTCGCTTCGGAGTTGACGTCCCGGTGATCCAGCGAGCCCGCCAGCTTGTAAAAGGCGCGCTTGCGGAAGTCGCCTTCGATCAGCTCGTTGTCGAGGATGATCGCTCCGTTGGACGATTCGTTGAAGATGTCCAGGTTGTCCTGAACACGTTCGAGGTACGCGGTCTGGGCTTCATCGTTGTAGATGATCAGATCGCTGTTAACAGTTGTAGCCATGGGTGAATCCCCTTACTTGGGCAATTGCAGGAATGCGGTTTGGCCGTGCTTGCGCTGGTAGTCGCGCTTTTGCGTGGCTGACATTTCGGAGCGCTTCAATGCAGCCTGGCCGCTACCCCCGCCCGGGGCATTCGTTCCCGAGGCCCTTGGCCACAGGTGAGGTGCGCTTTCGCGCAGAGATTCCGCCCATTCGAGCGGGGTCAGAGGGGTCTTGCCGTCTTTGCCGAGGATGGTCTGGCCGGACTCATCGACAGCGACCGCTTCGCCTTCTTCATTCAGCGAAAACACGCCTTTGGCGCGCAGAATGATGTCGTCTGTTGCTTCAGGTAGCGCACCAGCCTTGAGGGCAGCACCGCGTACCGAGTCGCCGAGGACTTTGCCCTGGAACTTGGCGGCGAAAGATTCGGCTTTCTCAGCGCGTGCGCTGACAGCCTTCAACTGCTTGTCGAAGTCGCCACGCAGGCGCTCCGTGCGCTTGTTGAAGACCTCATCCACCTTGCCCTCTGTCAGCAATTTGGTTTCTTCGTCCTGCCCGGCACGACTGAGCAGACCTTTGACGGCATCAATGTCGATGCCCTCAAACTGGGTTTCGAACTGAGTCAACTTGGTGGACGTGTCCTTCAACTTGCCCAGCAACTCGGAGTTTTTGGTTTTCAGACCTGAGACGGATGCTTCGACGGCAGTCGCGATAGCGGCCTTGATTGCCGGGTTTTCCAGGTCGATTTCGTTTTCTTCTGCCACGGTGATGCACCCCTTGGGTATGAGTCGCCCGCTTTGCAGGCAATAAAAAACCGCCCAGAGGCGGCTGATAGTGTTTAAACAGATTCCACCTGCACAGCAGAGGTCTAATCGATCTGTCGGAACAGACCGATTTTCGAATGCATGTTATGGCTGGACTTGCTGCAAGGAAGAATTAGCATGGCGACACCCCACACGCTTAGGAGCGCAAAATGACCGCGCCGCTTTATTCGAATGCCATAGTTATCTGTGCGTTCATCGCCTTCGCACCGCTTTGCATCGCCATGTTTCGCCAGCACCGCAAGCCAACGGCCGTCATGCTTTTCTGCGTTATTACGGTCGGCATGTTAATGACGGGGCAAGGGCCGTTTGCCGCTTTGTTGATTTGGCTACCCAACATGTACTGGGCCGCGACTGGAAAAACTTTTCACACTCCGGCACGCTGAAATGCCAATGGCTCAAGCGCCTTCATCTGCGCCAGGTTCAGCGGCGCGAAATTCCGATCCAGTTGCAGTTCGGCGAACCTCGGAACGCTCAGCCCGCCATTGCGAAACAGAGCACCGCGAGCCTTACCGATCGCCTGATCCTGAAAGCTCGCCGGCTGCTGCTGAAGCCAGTGGTAATAGTCGAGGTCTGCACTGACCTGTCCATTCTGCGACGCCCTTGTTGCACCCTGAGCGAACAGTTCGCTGAACTTCGTGATCATCACAAAGGTGGTTCGGCAATTCGGGTGAAATGGTGGCCGCGGCCCTGAATTCACGGGAAAACGGCGCTTATCCAGACTGCGGCATACCTGACTGGTCTTGCTGTCCAGGGTGGCAACCAGCTCGATCTGCTGCACCACATCGGTGTTGGCATTGGCTGTCTCCATCCGCGCCTGGCTGGCAACGTGCTGGATGGCTGTGCGTACCACCGTAGATGCATTGCGATCCGTCGTAGCCAGGATGCCGTCGGCATACTTGAGCGCTGCGGTACCGCGAATTTTCTGGATGATCTGGAAGTTTGTCTGCCCCTCGAAAAAGCCCTGCCGAATCGCGCCAGTGATGCGCGTGCGTTCGGCGGTCGTCCAGTCCTTGATGAATGGCTTGAGCAGCTTCCCACCATCAGTACCGCGAACGCTCAGCGGGTTGCTCAGCACTGCGGTGCGGATTGCTGTGGCCGTCGGCAAAGCAGCATCAAAACTGACGCCTACCGGTGCCGCCCTCGTCAGGCTGGTCGCTTCGAACTGGGCTTCATAGGTAGCCAGGTCGATCAGGTCCAGAGTGAGCTGATCAGTAAACCGGGTGAAGATGCCCAGCAGCAGGCTGTCCACTTCATCAAGCAACTTTTCCAGCCGCTTACGTGTGTAGCTGGTCATGTCTGATTGAGTCAGGCGATCGCGCAACGACCGGTCAATCTCCTTGAGGAAGGGAGCGAACTTCTGCACCTCCCCCGCCTTCAGCCGCTCCAGAAAGACAGCGTGCCGAATGGTGGCATCAAGCAGCGCTTGGTTCGCGGCCATCGTTCAAGTCCTCGTCATCGAGGCCAAGGCCATCGGTCTGCTCACTGAGTTCATTATCGATCTGCTGATCCGTGCGCTCCGGCGCGATAAGCCCCAGCTTGCGCAGGTAGCCGCGCAGATCGGCCTTAGCGAACCCGCCGCTTTGCCACAACTGGACCAGCGCGGTGATCATTTGCGGATCGGCCGACAGTTCCACGAACTCCTGATTGACCAGGTATGCAGTCTTGCCAGTTGCGCCGATGAACTCGCCACACCACATCAACGCCCGGGTGTAGGCCTCGTTGATGTTCGAAACACAGATCGCGAGCACGGACGTCGACGCTGACTGATCGCCGCGAGATTCTGTTGCCGTCTTTGCAGCCAGGGAAGCAACGACCATGCGTGCGCCCAGTTCAATCATCATCTGGTTCTTATCGGCCATGGCCTCTTTAACGAGCGTATTAGGCTGCGGCTGAGCAAAGGCGAATGTTTCACCAGCAGGAACAGGGATTGGAGCGCGAGAGCCGACATAGACGCCCTCTTTCCGGGCCATTTCAAGCCATTGATCATCGACACCGCTAATCCACGGTTGCGCCTGCCCACACCAGAAGACGCTGTCTTCATAGTCCGCGCTGTTGCGATAGTGGCCGAGGTTGATCATGGCGATATCGTAGAGTGGCGACTCGTCAACGCTCGGGTCGTTGTTCTGGGCACCGATGAAGGTAAACGGGATCTCTTTGAGTCGCCCCTTCTTCCCGGCTGGCCGGTACTCATCAACAACCTCAAGCGGGCCGCCGCCGCGCACGCCCTTACGACGCCACACGCGGCAGACGTACAGGCCACCGTCTTCATTGTCACCATACCCAAGCGCAAGCTCACGGAACTGTTCGGTGCATTTCAGCCCGAAGCCGTCAGCCTCTTCGTGCATCTCGCGCAGGACGACCATAGTCAGGACGTTGTGCCCATCGACCATACCAGTGCGCCAGTTGATGATGTCCTCAGCTGAGTACGTAAGGATCACCGCATGTCCGCCGATTCCGCTGTCTTCGTGGAAGTCGACAAACAGGCCATGCCGCCCCGTCTCCAGCACCTTTTCCAGCGAGCCTTGCGACTGCTGGTAGATGCTCACCCCCGCCCCGTTCGCGTTGTCCTGCAGGTATTCGAGGTTCTTGGGCACGGTCAGCGTGGGGTCTTTGTGGAACGCCAGGCCGATTAGACCGTTTCGGGTGTGACCCGTGGCGTTCTTAAAGACCGCCCGCTCGCGGTAGGACTTGTTGCGTTCGATGTTCTCTTCCGACTTGTCGTGCCGGTTGATGTACGGCAGTCGGTCAACCACTCGGTGCTGGCCCGCGCAGACGTCACGAACGGTCAGCCAGCGGTCCAGCGCCTCGATGTATTCGGGCCGCTTGAAGGAAACGTCGTTGCTCATCGGGCGTATCCCAGTTTTAGAGAGGTGACCGGTTTGATAATCGGGTACTCGCGATGGATGAAGTAACCGCCGCCGTCGTTGGCGTGGTCATTACCTTGTGACTTGTCAGGTTCGCCGTTGGGTGCCCAAACCTGTTGCTCCAAGCCATCGGCGTACGTCGGGCACGTGAACGGGTTGACCAGATAACGACGCTCGCCCTGCGCATTGCAGAACATGGCGTTCATTGCGTTGATTCGGTCCTTCACAGGCGGGTTGGCTGCCGGTGCAATCACCGTGAATCCTGCCTGTTTGAGCATGGCGATGTCCGTCACACTGGCGTTCACAGATTTGCGTGAATCGCCCGATGCGTCCGGATAAATCCTGATCTCGCACGTCCTCTTGAAGCTGTTGCTGTCGTGCTCCCAGTAGCGTTCTTTGATGCGCCTGATCATGTCAGGCGTGTCGTAGCCGTCCATTAGCTCATCAACCGCCCGAGGCATGCCCTGATCGCGCTTGACGTGAGTGATCGCCGCCATCTTGCCTACGTTGAAGTCCATGCCGATAAACAGCGGCTCACCGGGCTGCACAGTGTCAAAGCACTGATTCAGCTTGCGGTCATACGCGTGATATATCGAACCAGATGTCAGGTTCACGAACTGACCGTTTAGGTATGCCCTGATCAGTTGCTCGGGGTACGACTCCATTAGCGATGGGATGTAGTCATCCGGCAGGTTCAGCTCATTGTCGAACGTGCTGGCCTGAACAAGGCCGTACATCTCATTCAGCGAAGGCTTGTCGCGTAGCTGCTTCACGAACTGCAGGAAGACGAACTTGAAGCCTTCCGGCGTCGTCGTGACGTCCACGCCGTTCTTCAGCCCGGGCAGGTTGTAACGCATCCGGGCAATGATCTTGCGCCATGCTTGCTGGGCCTTGATGGCGGTCAGCACGTCCAGCTCATCGACCAGGGCGTGACCGATCTTAAAACCTACAATCGTCTGCGGCTTCTCCATCGAACGACAGATCACAGTGCCGCGGTATTGCCGCCCGCTGTAGATGTGAACTTCGTGGTTCGCCTGATTGATCTTGGTCTTCAGCCCCCAGTCAAAGGCCACCTCATCCATGGTCGGATAGAAGATGTCCCGGATCTGCGGGTAAGTCGGGGCGAAATAGCCAGCGTTGACGCCGGGCCACTCCATGAAGTGCTTGCTGAGTGCTGAGCACCCAACCCACGTCTTCCCCGAGCCAAACCCGGCAACGAAGGCGCGAAACTTGTGCGGCAAGAGGAGGAACTGCGACTGCGGAACGTTAAGGCTCGGCATTCGGCTTCCTCGCATCCACCACGTCGACCTGAATTCGGCTCGGGATCACCGACTCGTCGCCAGCCTCCTCCTTCCGGTGCCGGTTGACGTACATGTCCCCCGCTTCTTTCGCTGCCTGCTCCAATATCTGCATGGCGAGTACGATGTTCTTCATCGTCTCGGCCTTCTCTACAAACCGGTTCATGGCACGCAGGCGGTAAGCACGGTTGGCGATCGGTATCTCTGCCGTCTCTTCCCGAAATCGCTTGCGGGTGTCGTGAAACAGGACCTGCCACCGCTTAGCGACATCTCTTCCGGCGCGCTTGGTGGGGTCGTGAGACTCACACTGCATCCGGGTTACTTCGATGCCGAACTCTTCTCTTACAGCCAGCGCTACCTGTGAAGGTGTGTCGAAGCACGCCAAAGCCTGAACGATGAAGCTCTTCACCTCATTTTTCAGGGCTGCCATAGTTTCACTTCCGTCTTAAGCCTGTATGAAGTCAGGCCAACTTGAGCAGACAGGTTCCGCAGGCCCTCGAAATGTTCAATTTACCCACCTCAGCGGGTTTGTTTGCTGCATCCACCAAAGCTTGAACGTCAGGGCTCGCACCGTAACGGCGAACCACTCCGACAAACTCTTCGACGTCATGACCTTGAAGCTTGATCTTCGGCGCGCCGTCCTGGGTGAATGCTGGCTGCCCGTACTTGTCGGTCGCCTGAGCCAGGTGATAAAGCTCATGTTCTACCAGTGCGCAGAAGTCTTCATCGCTACACGTTGAGCAGTGATCGGCAGCCAGGGTAATGATGAAGCTCGGCACATCACCGAACCAATCACGCATCTGCTGATCCATCCGAGCCTTCTGCCAACCACCCGCACGGAATGCTACCTGTTCGGCCTGGCCGAGCACCGTGCGGCCTTGCTTGTTGAAGCAGGCAGACGCCCACATGACGCGGATGTCTGCATCCAATAGATGGGCGTGATCTTCGTTATGGATGCTGCCGGTGTCGGCAAGTATCTCGGCCTGTATCCACTCCCATACTTCGGGCGCAGGAGTAAGACGGATACCAAAGGCGGACAGGTCTGAAAGCTCAAGCAGTGACGCTGGAGGCATTGGCCTATCCATCATGGTCACTCCACTGTGAAATGCGGGCACATCTCTTGCGGTCATTTGCGCACCGCATGCACCAACGAAAAAGCCCAGCGGATTAGGCTGGGCTTAGTGAGTTGCTTGAATTGTCAGGCTTGGCTGATCTTGCTCGGCCCGGCAGGAAGAGGACCGACTTCAACGCTGGCCCCCTGCTCTCGCATCGCGCACACCACCCGCTCCAACTCCTCAGGAGTGAGGGTCAACAGAGCTGCCATGTAGAAATGCATGTGAGGACTCAGCTCGCGTGGCTGCGCGCCTCCGGTGTACTTGCGCCATTGGGCACCCTGAGCAAGTCCGGCCAGGTCAGCCATTTGCGGGCTGGTGAAACCAAGTTGATCCTTGAGGCGTGCCAAATCAGCCGCGGTTGGCGGCTGATAGTGTTCGATTCGTTTCATGTGGGCACCGGCAGAGTCTGGTGATGATGGATCAGAACAGAACTCTGAAGGCCACCCAGGAGACAGCCAGCGCAAAGACTGCACCGGACGCTGCGGACAAAAGGATATTGCGGGTTTCATGGCGCGGGGGGGTGCGGACTTCGTCGCCCAACTGCTCCAGGTCTTTCCGCATTTGCGCGATTACTTGATCGTGGCTCATGTTCATCCTCTCTAGGGGTGTCGGGCCAAGCCTATTGCCTGACCCTGCGGGCATACTGTCGCCTGAATCAGCTCAAATCTCAAGAGCCGCCGGGCAGTAGCCCCGATCACTCGGGGCTGGTTGCTTAGAATTTGTGAATGAAGGCAGCTGCGGTGACGATTACTGTGATGAGGCCTCCAGTCGCTACAAACGGGTAGAAGCTTGTTTCCCGTTTCAGCTTGTTGGTTTCAGCGATCATCTTTCGAGTCTCAGCTACCAACTTGTGAACCTCAGCTTGTAATTTCTCAAGCTCCAGTTCTTCTTTCTCATTTGGCATCTTTCATCCTTTCGGGTTCCGGGTTGCACCGTCTGTGCCGCCCTTGAGATACATTATGTACCTTTAGGGTACGGAATACAACAAGTATTTGTGACCGAATTGGTCGCCACGAAATGGCGTTATCTGAATTTGTGGCGCGGATTACTCGCCGGGCTTATGAGGCTTCGATTGCTGGACCACTCGGGCCACAGCGACCGCCACGCTCAGGACCATGTTCACGCTGGCGAAAACCAGCGGATCAACTGCACCCTGAAATACTGACCACCCCACCGCCGCAGCATTGAGCGCAGCGCCGAGCACGGCCAATTGAACGCTGGTCAAGCGCCAGGCCTTTCGCCATTCGGGGATCAGATTCATGGGGCTGGATTCTTCGGTAGGAGTTTTTCGAGCTTCTCGGCGTATCGTTTCCATTCATCCCTGTCAGCAGTCATGCGCTTGAGGCTTGCCGGAGCCTTTTCGGGCTTTTCACACGCCTGGCTGGTGTAGCGGTAGACGGTTGTTTTGATGACTGGCTCTGCTGGCCTTTCCTGTTGAGCACACCCGGCGAGCAACAGAACGATCAGCAGGCGCTTCACTTGGGCCGCCCTTGGAGCGCCAGACTCTTGATCCCATCGGAGTTCTGCAGGATCAAGAAGTCATGACGCTGCACCGTGGAGCGCAGGCCGTCGATGAACTTGTCCGTGCTTTCCCGCGAGCGCTCCAGGGAGTCAACACGCTGCGCCATCAGAGCCGAGCTGGTCTGATAAGCGCTGAGTTGCGATTGCAGCGCGCCGAGCGAGCCAACCACATACACGAACGCGCCAATCGCCCCGGCCGACATAATCGTTTGCAGGACGGGCACGACGATTTTGAACATCGTTCCGTCGGCAATACGTGATACGTCAGTCATAGGGGCAATCCACTGGAAGAAAAAAAGGGTGAATGCCACCCAAGAGGGAAATAAAAAAGGCCGTGGGGATACGGCCAAAGGAGCACGGGGACGAAAGAGGCCCCCGCTGAACTAGACGATAAGAGGTTCCGGGCGCTGGAGAAATCGCGAGGACAAAAAAGCCCCGCAATTGGCGAGGCTTTCAAAACAAATCTAAACAAACATTCAAATCATATAGCGTGGGGCTTAGAGATCATTCCACTTCTCAATATTGCCTTCCCATCCTTCACGATTATCCTTCTCGTACTCATCCTCTTCATCCTCGTCGTCGCCGAATGGAGACTGATAGTAAGGATCGGCCGGCGGGAGCTCATCATCGTCCTCTACGGCGAAGTCGCCGTCGTAGGCTCGCTCCAGTGCAGGCTCTAGGATAAGCAAAGGCTCAACCTCTAACTCGGGTTCGACAGCATTAATTTCAGTCATTTGGCGCCTCAGAATTAGCAGGTGGGGCGACCTGCTTATAGAGAAGAGGCTGCATTTCGTCAACAAAAAAAGCCCAGCGGTTAGGCCGGGCTTTTGGTGTCACTCCTACACGCGTAGAAACGACAGGATGGTGCTATTTACTCTCACTTTCTCACTTTATGCAATGGCTTTTTGCTACGCCGCGCAACTTTCGATCAGCCCCTCGGAATCAAGCAGTTCCTGAGCCGCTGTCAGCGCTTCATTGACCTGGCCCTCGAGACCTTTTCGAATGCCTGAGCGCCACCGGTATCGGGTAGATTCTGGCTTGCCGTCGTTGTCCCAATTGTCGATGTTGTACCAGGCTGCTGGCAGAACAGCGGTCGAGCGTTTCAGGGTCTGCTTTCGGTCTACCGTGTCATCCATGCCTCGCAAGCCCTTCTCCTTGTACGAGTCGACGAGCGCCTGATTCTTCGCTGCAGCCTCAGCCTCACGGCTCACAACCTCTACACGCGAGGATTCGTGCTTGCCACCCACCTGCGGGATAGCCCATGTCAGCACCGCGCACTCACGGAACCGCTGCGGGGCCGGAGAGCGAACCACCTTGATCAGTTCCAGGATGGCGGCATGCTTGCGCTCGTCATGCGTGGAGAACTTCGCCACCAGTGCCCGCCAGTGAGCCGGGGTCAGCCCCTTATGCAGTCGACCGAACACCCAGCAGTCAGTGAGGAATGCCGCTTCCTTACCGACGATATCGCCCTTCTGTTTGGCGCACTGCACCTTAGGCTCGAAGTCGCACCCGCCTGCGCTGTTGATCGTCTCGGCGGCCAGAGCACGCACTACTGCTGAAACTACGTTGCGATAAGTCATGCTGCCGCCCTCTTCAATTCTCTGGTCTTCGCCCGGTATTCGGCGGTCATCGCTTTCAATTCTTCGACGGTGTACTTCTGGGGCTCATGAGGCCCTTCAAGCCACAAAACCTTTTCCTCCCCAATCCTGCGCACCAGCTCCACCCGGTAGTTCAGGAGGTCGCCTGATTTGTGGGTATTACAGGGCGCGCATTGCCTCCAGACATTAAGGGGTTCGAATCGGAGCGCTGGATGGCCGCCAACAGATTTGAAGTGCCCTGCTTGCCATTGGCCGTTGTGGTGCCGTCCGCAACTGACACAGGCCAGGCCAATGTCGCGCTCGCGTACCCAGGCGTTGAAAGCTTTCTGCGTGTCTTTGAGGTGATCCGCCCTGCTCTTCAGCTTCTCCTTGCGAACCTTGATCTCCTGCCGGTCGCGTTGGGCAATGGCCTTGCGCGCCCGTTCCTGATTCGCCGGAGCAATTGCCAGACCACACGCCCAGCCGCATACCTTCTGGCCGAGCTGCGCCGGTACGAACTGGATGGCGCACGCAGCGTTTGCGCAGGTCTTTTTCTTGCGCTCTTTAATCGCCAGGCTCATGCAGCCACCTCGCCCAGCAGATCCGAGAACACAACGCCGTGACGGGTGAAGTGTGTGACGATGCGGTCGGTGTAGGCGATGCCCTGAGCACGGTTGAACAGGCTGGTCACCGGGAAGCCGTCAGGCCCGAACAGATGGCAACCGCCCATCATGTCCAGCTTCGTTTCGTAGGACAGATGACGCATGACCCGGTACCACTCGGCCTGGAACCCGGCGTCCTCGTTCAGCAGGATCTGCACACCGATGTGCAGCTTGCAGTACTTGCGCGCCTCGGCCGGGTCGCCAATCTGGGTCATTTCGGAAATGCGCTTGTACATCGCGAACCAGAGTGCGTTCTGATCCAAGGTGCGGTCTTTGCCCGGGCGCAGCGACACGACCACGAAACGCTTGTCGCGGAACATGGTGGTCAGGCTGGTGATTGCCTCGGTGAGTTTGGCCTGGCAGTTGACGCTGATTTTGTCGGTCATCGCGCAGCCCTCTTCAATTCCAAATCCTCGGCCTGCTGCTGGAGCAGCGCGAGTCGGTCGGCCAGATCGTTGGCGGCCTTGATCTTTAATTCCTTGCGGCGCTCAGCACTGGCCAGGCTCATCTCAGCCATGGCGTCCTTGACCGCCTTGAGCTTTTCACGGACGTTCGCACTTGGCCGCGTCACCTGCCCAGTTATCAGCCCTGCAATGGCTTGGCCGTCTTGTGAGATCGGTACGACGTTGAGGTCGGCCAGATACACCTGCCCGCGCTCCTGAGGGATGCGCTGCATTTGCACAGCCTTGGTGATGGCCTGGACGCGTCGGTTGGCGTCGAAGCCGACAGACACATGCCAGTTCACGGCCTTGTGATCCTCGCGGGCCTGGCCAACCAGACGCTCGTAAGCGCTGATGAACGCCATACGGGCACCGATCTTGTCGCCTGCATCTAGCACGGGCTTGGCGGCAGCCAGGGCGAGCTGGATTTCGTCGGTGAGCACGACGGTCTCGTATTCGTCATGGGTGGTCATGGCGATGGCCCACGCCTCGTCCTTGCCCGGGCGACCGTCTTCGGCCTCGATGCGTTGCAGGACAGCAGCCAAGGTCAGTTTCCCGGTCAATTCGCGGCGGCAGGACTGAAGCGCCTTGCGGATATCGCCAGGCGGGTACACAGACAGGTCTTCGGCCATCAGCTCAGCAGCAGTGGCGCTGATCGTCTGGCCCAAGGTTTCGGCAGTTGCGCAGATCGCGCCGGCCAGTTGCGCAACTTCGTCAGAGGAAAGCATTGCGCGGCCCTCCTTCACGGATCTTGCGGGCAGCTTCCTGAGCTGCGTTCATGTTGGCCTGGGTGTCTTCCTGCTGGCGGGCTGTGCGGCCGTTCACCTGGGTCTGAGTGACCCACTGGGTGTGATACCCCTCGGCGTTGGCCAGCAGTTCGTTGAGGCTGTGGCATTTACGGATCAGTTGAGCGTCGTTGATGCCCAAGTAGTACGCCGCGACACTGTGAGCCACGTCGATGCCAAGACGGCCGATGAGCAGTCCCACCTGCCCTCCCACCTTGGCATTCCAAACCGGCCACGCTTTGTAGCGCTTGCGGTAGGACATGGCGTAATTCGCCCAGGTTTTGAAGGTTTTGCAGGTCTGGTCTTTCGGCCCTGGCATATCGGCGGGAATCTCGACCCTTGGCGCTTCAATGCCGCCGACCAGAACTAATCCGCTGGACCGGTTCGGCTTGTCCGATCCGTCCTGCAAATCCTGATTACTGGTTACCTGATTGGTACCCTGATTATTGGTATCCTGATTTGTCGGAGATTTTTCCGACCTTGGCTCGGATTTTTTTCCGACCTTGCTCGGAGAATTTTCCGAGGTAGATCGGATTTTTTTCCGACCATCAATCGCATCCGAGGTCGGATATTTTTCCGACCCATCTAGCTTACGGTTCCACTCTTTCGCCTTCCCAGTCAGGCGAATCAAAGTGATGCTCGATGTGCTGGAAAGCTCGATCAAGCCCGCGTCTCGCAGAGCTTTCAGAAGTCGGTAAGCGGTATCAGGCTTGTCAGTCAGCAGCGGCAATTCGTCAACGATCTTGCTTTTGCTCAACGCGAAGTAGATCCCGGTATCCGTCTTGATTGGATTGGCCCAGCTAGGGCACTCGTAGACGAAAGCAAACAGCAGGGCTTGCTGAGCATTCAGCCCCCACTCCAATGCCTTCGCCTGGTTAATCGTGACGGTGTATTGCATGTCAGGCCTTCCCGACCAAATTGGCCAGTTCAAGGAAGCGATCCACATACCAATGCGGCTGCGTCTCGCGGGGTGATTGGGGGCTGGTTGGTTCTTGCCGTATATGAGGCCCTTTTCAGTGATGGACCAGAAAGGCACCATTTCCTGTTTTGAGTTCTTGCGCTGCAGGACCTTGAGGAAGCCAGCCGACTCCAGGGCGCGGTTGAAGGCAGCGGGCGCAATCCGTATGGCGTTATCCTTCAGCAGCGCCGTGGCGGACTTCGTGGGCATGCTGGAGCCGCCTGTAGCGTCCGGCGCAGCATCCACGGCGTAGCCAGGCAGGAACTTGGCGTCGAGCCCGTTATTGGTGGCGATCTGGGCAAGCATCATTACTTGGCTGGAAGGTGCCGGTTTCAGCAGGCGCGTGAAGCATTCGAGGATGGCAAGCTCTCCGACGACCTTAGTGCCGTTGGCCATCACCGCCTGACGAGCTGCGCCCTGCCCTTCAAGCTCTGTCCAGCGGCGGATAACCGCGCGCCGCATCTTGGCGCTGTAGCCAGTGAGCAAGGTGTCGGTCAGTTCGCGGTCGAGCAGATACTCGACCTGCTCCCGCTTGTAACCGTCCAAATAGATGTGCTCAAAACTGAGCACATCTTCTTCAAGCTCGGTGAGCATGGATACGATGTCCCGCTTCACGTTGTTGTGACGTTTTCCGGTGACATTGGCGATTTCGCGGGAGGACATTTTCCGCGCCACGTTTTCGTGATTCGAAAAATGTGGCGCGGGATTCTTCAGGGCCTGTACATCGGTATTAGAGGTATGCATAATCGGCCTCACAGAGATGTTATAAATGCAACGCGAAAAACCACCCGGCCAGGTGGTTTTTTTTCGCCTGCGATTCGGGTTTCGCTATTGGGAGCCTTCATCAGTCCCTCCTTTTTCAGGGCCTTTTAAGTCCTGCGGCGGATCGCGCCTTGCTGTGGGTAGATGTCGAAGTTTTCCGGCACCCTTGGGCCTGGTCTTTTCGAAAAAGCGTTCTGCTCCAAGCTTCGCGGCGTACTCGTCAGGCGACATGCCTGCGGCCTTTGCCAATCGTTCAAGCTTTTCGTAGAGGCGCCCATCGATCCCGTGGCAGATCGTGGTTTCAGGCACAAAGCCTCCTTCAGGGCCTTCAGGCCAAATGCTGTTTCTCGGTAACATCCTGTTCAACGATGCTTTCGAGCTTCTCTTCCACGCACATGCGCACGAATACAGCCAGCTGCAGTTTGTGAAGTCGGGCGACTGCCTTGAGTGCCTCGTAGGTTTCATCGTCGTACCGAGATTTAATTTCTCGATCCTTCAGATGGCGTGGTTCGTCGTACATGTGCTGCTCCTTCGTGATTGGAATTGGTTTAAGCGGCTGATAAAGGCTGTTTTTCTGGAGGAAACGCATCGTCAAGAGCGCATTTCGCTCCGAGCGTGTTCAACGCTCTGACGATCAGGCGCGCCTCACTAAGGCCCGGGCTTCTCAGGCCGGACTCGTAATTCGCCAGGCGGGACTGATTCCAGCCGAGCGCCCGACGCAGCGCTGCCTGCGTTACGCCAGCCCTCTCGCGGATCATTCGGACTTCATTCATCTGGTGCTCCTCCATAATTAATCACAGGATAAACACGTATCGTGTTCATAGCAAACACAATAAGTGAAAGCCGGGTGTTTCCTTTCGTGATTGAATCCCGCGCATGAACGAATCTTTAGGTCAGCGCATCAAGCGCTTCAGAAAAGCGGCAGGCATTTCCCAGGCTCAGCTGGCGGATGCGTGCGGGTGGAAATCGCAGTCTCGCGTAGGCAACTACGAGTCGGGGACGCGTGAACCGACGCTGGCAGATATCCAGACGATTGCATCGGCGCTCGGCACCAGCTTTACGGATCTGCTCCCCGTGCATAAAGAGGGAGTACACAGCATTGATGAGATGCGGATACCGACTGACGTCAGGCGATCCGCATCAACTAATGAGCTCTTGCAAGAGATGCTCGACAAGGCCGGGGGCCTTTCTGCAGAACAAAAGCGGAAGATACTTGAGGTCGCAGAGGGTCAGTCTTCCCCTGCTAGTAACGTCATCACTGTCGACTTCTCGCGACCCGGCCAAGTAGGCGATGAAGTGTGGATCGCTCACTATGACGTGCGCGCCGCAATGGGCGGCGGGCAGATCCCGCACGAATACCCAGAAATGCTCCAAGACATCAGGGTCAGCCCCAAGCATCTGCGCGAGATGGGCGTCACCTTCAAAGAACACTTCCACCTCAAGATGATCACCGGGTGGGGTCAGTCGATGGCTCCGACGATCAAGGACCGCGACCCTCTCCTGGTCGACGTCACGATCCGGGAGTTCACGGGAGACGGCATCTACCTTTTCTCCCACGATGAGATGCTCTACGTGAAGCGGCTCCAGAAGAAAGGTAAAACCCTGTTCAAGATGATCTCGGACAACAAGCACCACGATCCAGAAGATATCCGGGTCGACGATACCCACATCCTGGCTCGCGTGCTGTATGTGTGGAATGGGCAGCCGGTGTGATTTGATACTGGGAGGACTCATGGCCCTAAACAAGCCGAACCTACAGCTCCGACGTGATCTGAAAGACGCCGCTGCTGCCCTGGACGATGTTGCTCACGAATTATTCCGTGAGGCGCGGGAGAGCGGCGACGCGGCAGTGTTAGCTGCCGGCGTGAAGATCGCAGCACTCCACACGCACATTGACGCCCTTATCGCGTATGCGGATGAGGTCCGAGATGGGCGGATAGTGCGGGGAAGGTCTGAGTAAAGGCGACACAGCAGTAGATCCACCCTCTTCTACTGCCGGAGCTATCCATGAGAATCAATAAGCCTTCACATGACATGCATCAAGACCTCAGCATGGCAGCCGCGAAACTCAAAAGAATGTCTGTAAGCATGCTTGGAATGGCGGTTCGGCTAAGCGAGGCAGGAATGGAGGGGGAGGCAATCAAGCTGTTGGCGATGGCACGCGACCTCGGAGAGATCGAGGATATGGCTTTGATCTATACAGACGAGGTTTTGGAAGGCGTTATCGTGCGGGCAAGCTTTAACTGAAGCGTCGCGAAAGGCTCGCGCCTGAGCCGACGAACTGCTTAACCGTTGCCGCAGCTCGGCCGATAAGAGTGTCCTAACTTTCAAGGAGAGAAGACGTGAACCGCAATACCGAACAAATGGACCGTGCAATCGCAATTTTCATCAGCCGCAACGAAGAGCTACAGCGATATCTGAAGAATTTCCACGTGCACCCAGGCGGGATAAATATCCAAGCCCGACGTGATGAATACGCAAAATCAGCATTTGCTACCGCTGCTGAGGAGCGAGGCACGACGGTCGAGGACTACGCCCTGACACTCATAGCAAGGTCACCAACAGAGCTGGAGCAGCTTCGTAATGAACGCAGGAAGGAATTGGCAGATGCTAAGGCCGATCATGAGCTGATGGTCGGTTAGAACGCGAGCTGTCTATGAATGATCATTGGCGATCGCGGGATTCTGGAGCAAGTCAGGGAGCTATGTTCTGGTTGCACTCTTGATGATGCTTCTCGGTTACGGTTGGGACACATGTCTGGATGGGCCATCCAATCGCAAACGGGTTGTCAGCCATAGGTTCGTTATGCTTTTCGTTCCGTGACTGCGTTTGAGCTGGCAGCTCTGGGCCACTTCTATGGCGTGCGCCGATGAGGTTCGGGATGGGCGTATTGTGCGGGAAAGAGTTGAGTAGCAGGTGTATCGGAGAACTGCTGGAACGGCATTGCAAATCAAATATTACGTCTGTGCGAATTCAGGGAAGTAGATATGGCGAAGAAAAAGCAGTCAGATACCGACACTCCTCATCTTGAGCTGGTAGCTCCACCGACACCAAAAACAGTCAAAGTTGCACCGGCTAGGAAAGCCAAGCAAGTTGAGGTCGAGGCCGAGCCGTTGCTTCAGGCAACTCATAAGGGCAGCTTCAAAGAGGATTTTGGGCTGGACGTTGAATGCTACGTGCTGGGAGATGAGAAGAAGACGGCCGTTATCAGTCAGCGAGGCATGGGTGAGGCGCTAGGTCTTGGTGAGGGAGGTAGTAGACTTCCTAGATTCGTAAGCGGTAAAACGCTATCGAATTACATTGGGCCAGAACTGCGTGAAAAATTGGATAAACCCATTGTATTTCAAGGCCCGTCGGCGGGCCACAACGCACCGCCTCGCAACGTAAACGGGTATGACGTTACTATTTTGATTGATGTCTGCAAAGCCATAATTGACGCCGAGCGGGACGGAAAATTACTTTCCAGTCAGCTCAATATCGCCAAGCAAGCTCACGTAATCCTAAACGCCTCTGCAAAGGCGGGCATCACAGGCCTTGTGTATGCGCTCTCTGGCTACGACGCCACTAGGGAAGAGGTAGTAGCGGCATTCAAATTCTTCGTACGCGAAGAGGCTCGCGAATACGAGAAGGAGTTTCCGGATCAGCTTTATGCTGAGTGGTATCGTCTCTATGAATTGCCGAAACCGGAACGCAATAAGCCCTGGAAATTCATGCACCTAACTATCAATCAGGTGTACAAGCCGCTAGCGAAAAGTAGTGGACGAATCCTTGAGTTAACTCAAGCTCAGCGAGCCAGTAGTGATGAGCGTCATAAGAAGCTTCATCAATTCCTATCTGACGTTGGTGTAAAGGCCCTCAGGCAACAACTCGGCCAGTTGCTAGGTATTGCGCGGATTTCCTCCACTAAAGAGCAATACGAAGACTTCGTAGACAAGCTATTCGGCGATCAACCTGACTTGTTCAAACCGTAATCTAAGCCCGGCCAGGCGCCGGGCTTCTCGTTTTATGCTTGAACCACTTCTGCTATCGTCATGCGCACTAGTTAAGCGTGAGGGAATCAGCAGGGAATGGCAGCTTTGAAAATTTTGGCAATCGCATTGCTTGCGTTGGGTAGTACCCAGGCGGCGGCAGGTCAGATTGATAACCCCATTGATCGTGCGATGGTTCGGACTACTAGTGGACCGACTTTCTTCAGCTCTGCAGCCACCGATGTCACGTCTCATCCCAACAAATATTTTGGCTTGGCCAAAGCTGATGCCCTTGCTTTCATAGGTTCAGACGGTGAAATTCGTGGTGCTCAGTTTGAGCAGGCGGCTCGCTACTATCGCGAGACCTACAGCCCGCCACTTATGTCGGACATACAACTGGCCCAGGCAATCGCGACTTCGCACTGAGCGCATTCACGCTTTTTTCACGCACTGTCCCGTATGGTCATCACAGCTCCTAGTGTGTTTAAGCCCGTTGACTCCCCATCACGGGCTTTTCTTTTTGCCTGCTGTTCGTCGCCTTTATTCCACAGCCCCCTCACTTTCCTGCGCCTGATCTATGCTGCCATTTCAATATCAGGAGCGCGGCCATGGACAGAACTGAGGTAACACCGACTTTACTCAATGCCCTGCTCCGAAACCAAGCTGCCATTGCTGATGCTTTGCAGCATCTGGCAGCCTGGGCCGAAGACAACGGTCATTCACCGGTAGCCATAGCAGTTCGGGATCGCCTGCAGACCGTCGAGCGAAGCCAATCCGTCATTGGAGCCTGTGTTGGAGCGCTAATGCAGCCCAGATAGCTGCCGAAGACGCCTTCTGTTGCCCACAATTAGGATCGCCCTATCCTTTCGGCCCAGTTCGCTATCCGTCCAGGCGCATCATGCCTGGCGTCGGCGCGCCGTTGCCCTGATATGGCCAATTCTCGCCTCTTCTTTGATTTCGCCTATAAGCGCGGCGATCGCACGGCTTGAAACAAGGCGAGAAGAATCTATTCCTGTAACCGTCAACTCCTCCATGTCAGAGTTTTGATCAAAGATCTGAATCGTCATCGATCCGGCCGGCTCTATAGTGCAGATGCATTTTTTTGGTAAGAATGCCGTCTCGACGATGTGCCGCAATTCGAGATGAGAAATCATTGATACCCTCCTTAATTGTGCTGCTCAGCCTTCCCGCAGCTGGCCGGATAATTATAGCCGCCCACTCTGATTTTTCCGGCCTAGATGGCGCGATCAAAAAGGCGCTGGCTCCTCATCCCTCTCCTCTGCCGCCTCGCTCGGCCGATCTTCCACCGCAACCGGCTCCCACCTCACCGTCACGGCACCATCATCCTCGAACGTTAAATCCAGCTCGTCCGTAGCGGATAAAACTCCCATCACCTCCTCCCACTCCCGATCCCCATCTGTATCCAGGCGGTGAATCGTCACCCAGCGCTGAACCTGCGCGACTGGGTGATTGATCATTTCTGACACGCGCAAGCTCAAGCGCTCTACCCCGGACATCTCAACTCGTATTGCTGGTTTCGCCGCCATCTGCGCCATGCCCATAGATCCCCCTTTGCTGTATATCCATCCAGTTTTTGCGGAGGATAACGGACACCCTCTCTCGCGTAAATCCCCTCGGCACGAATTGAAGCTCAATCACGGAAGCGTGTTTTATTCGATAAATAAATCACATCTCGTGTTGACACGATAAACACGATACGTGATAGTTCACCCATCGCGACGACACATGAAGCCGCGACAGGGGCTGAAAGGCCCCGCCCGCTCTTTAACACCACTAGACCGCCGAGCCTTCAGGCATAGAAGGCCAGCAGACCCAACAGGGCGAGCTGCGAACAGGTGTGACGGCCATGAAGCCGTCATTCAAGCGACACGCAGGCCCCGAGTGAAGTGGGAAGCGTGATACCGGATGAGCGACCGGTGCCTGGTTCGAAACAGATTTTCTCGGTGCCCTTGGAGACAGGGGCATCCGGAAAATCAACCGGAGGGATTCACCATGGCTATTCGTAACGACAAAGGTCAGTTCGTCAGCACCAACGCAGCAATCGCCGCTGACCTGAGCGGCTTCATCGCCGATTGGACTCACTGGGCTAAGCAGGCGCTGCGCAACGGTAACCGCGAAGAAGCCAAACGCTGCATGGCTGAGGTTCGATACTGCCGCCAGAAGTTGGCCGCGCTGACTGCCTGAATGATTTGCTGAAGCTCCTTCGATGAGGGCGCTTTGGAAATCCATAGGAGGAAACAGCAATGCCAGCACCTAAACGCCCTACCGCAGCCCAGCTTCAAAAGCGTGTCGATAACTGGAACGCCAAGCACCCGGTCGGAACGCTCGTCAGCTTCGAAAACCTCATCGGCCGCGGTGAAACGCATCGCGGTGCCTCGTCTGGTGAGGCGTATGTCTTTGGTGGCCACACTGCCGTGATCTTCCTCGAAGGCAAGAGCGGCTTTGTCGACCTGGAGCACTGCAAAGCAGTCGCCTGACCCACAGATTTACTGATGCCGCTTCTATGAGGCGGCATTGGAAATCCACGGGAGCAAGGCAATGAACGAAACCAGCAAAACACTAGCAACTGAAACCGATCCTCGTACCTATAAATACCAGGCCAACTGAACAACCAGCGCCAGCGTCAGCATGACGAAAACTGCCCGATCCTCTCAGAGAGAGCGCATCGGGGGGTGATCTGAAAGCTAAGTCTCGGGCAGCGGTCGTGCCAACAGGCAGTCTTTAGGGCTGTCCCTTCCGCCGAATGCCGGTTGAGCCCCGGCCAGATCACACCCCGATGCGGACGAAACTGCGGCCTATAACCGCCCACCTGTATCCAGCTACCAAAGGGTATTCCCGTAGCTGAAACCCGGAAAAGGAAAGCAGCCATGTAGTGGGCCATCGAATCACCCCCCGCGGCGCAGCAAGCCTGAAGGCTGCGCCCAATCTCCTAACAGGCAGCGGACAGCAGGCCTTCGATGTCACCGCGCATCGGCCGGGCAACCGGTAGGCCACCCCAGCGCATGAAGACAACTTGATGCTGCAACCCAGGCCTTCGCCAGTAGCGAGCCTGGGCACCCTTCCCGAATCCACCCGTCAGTCCTCCCCTCGCGCCCATCGGCAATAGCGAGCGGCCGAGGGCTGAGCGAGTGGATTTGAACACCAACCACGGAGGCTACCATGACCGAGTTTGATCTTGAGCGTTATCAGGACAGCGCCCAGGGCCGGTCCTCTGTTCGCGACCGGTGGGGCAACGAGAGGCCGCGCCTCGATGACTTCATTCACGACTACGACACCCCTGCCGATCGTAAAGCGCGCCTCGAAAGTGATCTGGTTCGCCGCCAAAAGCTGCGGGCAAATATCCAGGCATGCATAGCTCAGATGGAGCTGATCTGCCCACCAAAAGGAGGTTCTGCATGACCAAGCACGAAATAGCCGTCGGCATGATCGACTCACGGATTCAAAAGCTGGTAAAAAACGGCGATGACTACAGCCTTCATTGCGAAACGCAGATGGCAGTCGAAATGGCCTACGCGCTCAGCGCCATCGACTGCCGTGAGCACACCCGCTACACCCAGTGCCTGATGTTCATCCGCTCCCGCTCAACTGAAGCACTGCTTGAAAGTATGCGGAGGTGCGCATGAGTCAGCCAATTGTGAAGTCGCTTATTGATGAACAGGTTGAAGACGCCGACCGTTCGCCCGCAATCATCCGCTGCGGCATGCCCTTCAATGAGGTCATCGGCCGCCCTCGGGAGTTTCTGGTGAGCGCCCTGCCCCAGCGCCTGGCTGCGACCATGAAGGGCGGCCGGATCGCAGTAAGGGTCCGGCAATGAATGCCAGTCAGCGTCGACGGCGCTATGTCTTCTGGCGCGGCTCGTTCCCGGTCCTCGCAGGCTTCACCTTTCTGATGCTGGCCCTGTGTCTGGCTGATCGCATCGCTCCGCTGTAATCCCCTTCCAATGTTCAAGGCTGCGTATAGCGCGGCAAGGAATCGTCATGTCTGCAAATACTAAACAAAAGCTCGCTCAGGAATCCTTAGATATGGGCAAAACCGGCGACGCAGTTAAAAATCACCCGGTAGGCCCGGCTGTAGCTGTCACCGACATTGCTGAATACCGCCCCCACGAAGAGCAGATCGTTCGCTTGGAGGGCACTTACGCAAAGCTGGTCGTTGACTGCTCGACCAACGAAGGCCTGGCAAATGCGAAGGAGGTTCGCGTCGATATTCGCGACGTTCGCTACGCATTGGATAAAACCACCAAAACCGCGCTGACCCCATACCAGCAGAAGGTTAAAGATGCACAAGCTCGCGTCAATCAGGTTAAGGAGTTCGGCGAGACGCTCAGGACTCGCGTCTTGGCAATTGAAGAACCTGTAGACGAAGCGATCAAGGCCGAAGAGAAACGCATCGCTGCCATCAAGGCCGAGCGCGAGCGCGTCGAGGCTGAACGAGTCGACGCCATCCGGGTAAAAATTACCCGCTTCAGCTCTGTCGCTGCCGCGTATGCAAGCCGGAGCGCCGCCGATGTCGCGACCATTCTTCAAAGCGTGAAGGAGTCGGTGATCCTGCCCGAAGAGTATGGCGAGTTCGAAGCTGAAGGAACCATCGCTCGCGACAATGCAATTGAGCAGCTGGAAACGCTGCACAAGTCTGCCGTTGAGCGGGAGGACGCTGCTGCCAAGCTGCTGGCCCAACAGAAAGAACTGGACGAGCTGCGCGAGAAACAACGCATCGCCGACGCTGAAGCCGAAGAGCTGCGTAAGCAGCGCGCCGAGGAAGATCGCCAGCGTCTGAAGAAGCAGCAGGAAGAGCTGGACCAGCAGCGCCGCGACATGGAAGCACAGCAGCGCAAACAGCGGGAGCAACAGGAAGAGCACCAGCGCCAGCAGCGCGAACGCGACGCGCAGTATCAGCGTGACCAGGAAGAACTCGCTCGCCTGCGCACACTGGCTGCCGCACCCGCTCCCGTCGCGAGCATTGCGGTTCCAGCGCATTCCGACGCAGCGCCCGCGGTTCTGGCGCAAGTTGATCCAGCACCAGTGACCAACGAAGTCATTGATTCAAACATGCCAAGCGCCAACGAAGTGGTCGAGGTCGTAGCCATGGCTTTCTGCGTCACCAATGACGAGGCTTCGGCCTGGCTGCGCACCCTGTCCTTCTGATCAATCCTGAAATCACCCCGGAGGCCGACCAAAGTCGTCGGCTATGGAGTAAGCAATGAACGCTCAAACCCAGATCGCTACCGTCCAGACGGATACCAGCCCAACAGGGCTGATCCTCAATCGCGAAAGCATGCAGTCCATGACTGAGCTCGCGGGCATCATGGCGGGCGGTAAAACCACCCTCCCGAAACACTTCCACGGCAACACTGCCGACTGCATGGCCGTAATCATGCAGTCCATGCAATGGGGCATGAACCCCTTTCAGGTGGCGCAAAAGACCTTCATCGTCAACGGTGGCCAACTGAGCTATGAAGCACAGCTTGTGAATGCGGTCATTACCACTAGAGCGCCGACACTTGATCGAATCCATTACGAATGGTTTGGCGACTGGGACAAGATCATTGGCAACTTCCGTGAAATCGAAAGCAAAAAGCAAACCGATGACCATGGGCAGCCGAAGAAGTATCGCGTACCAAACTGGAACATAAGCGACGAAAAGGGGCTGGGGGTTCGCGTTTGGGCCACCTTTGTAGGCGAGGACTCGCCACGTGAACTGACTACCTTGATGACTCAGGCGCGAACCCGTAACTCGACGCTGTGGGCGGACGATCCAAAGCAGCAAATTGCATATCTAGCCCTAAAGAAATGGGCTCGCCTATATTGCCCTGACGTGATCTTGGGTGTGTACACCCGCGATGAGCTAGACGATGGATACACGCTTCCGGAAACAGACGTCACCCCGAGATCAACCAACGAAAAACCAGCGGACGTTGGCGCTGCCTCAGTCCCTCAAGGCGACACTACCGACGCCACCGCAAACTTGTTCGAGCAGTTGAAGACGATAGCTCAAGAGCAAGGCATTGAAGGTTACGAAAAAGCTTGGAAGGCGCTGAAGCCGCAGCAGCGCGGCGCTATTGGCGTGACTCGTCACGGTGAGCTGAAGTCGATTGCGCAGACGATTGAGGCGGAGTTTACAACGCTCAATGAAGGCTCTGACTTGACGTCCGGAAGCAATCTTCAAGGCGACGAGCAATGAACGCCGCAGTTGACCTTCAGCGCACCGAGCAATGGCACCAAGACCGCAGCGGCCGCCTGACTGCCAGCAGGTTCAAGGATGTGATCGCCTGGGGTGATCGCGACAAACACGGCAAGCGCAAACCACTTGCTGCCCGTACCACATACATGCGCGAGTTGGCGTTTGAACGCCTCGCCAATAGATCGAAGCATTCAGTCAGCAGCAAATCGATGGCCTGGGGCACTGAGGTTGAGCAGTCCAGTCACGACTTTTACGAAATCCTGACCGGAAATACTGTAATCAAATCGGGCTTTTTAGTGCATCCAAAGTACGACTGGCTGGGCTGCTCGCCGGACGGGCTGATTGGCGAAGACGGAGGTATTGAGTCGAAATGCCCATTCAATGAGGCCGTCCACGTCCGCACCTGGCTCGAAGGAATGCCCGACGAACACAAGCCGCAGGTTCAGGGCTGCATGTTCGTTACCGGCAGAGAATGGTGGGATTTTCTGTCATTCGACCCACGCCAAGATGAAGACTGCCGACTGTATATCGAGACCATCAAACGCGATGACGAATACATCGCGATGCTCCACCAAGAGCTGGTCCAGTTCAATCTGGAGCTTGGGAGGATGGTTGACGAGGTCGCGGATAGAGCTCGAGCGCAAGCTCAACGATTGGAGGATTAACGTGACAGATAACCTCATCCTTGCCGCCAACCAGCGGCAATCGCAACTGGAGGCGGCGAAAGCTGCCTTCTTCGCATCTGGCGGCCAGGTCAAAGTAGGGCCAGGCGTTCCAGACCATCCAATCCCCCCGGTACGCCGCGACCGGATCGACCCGGAAACCGTCCTCGTCCGAAAGACGAAGAACATCTCGCCGGCTGGTCGTAAGAAACTTCGGCAGATGGCGGACTCGCTATGAAAAGGCGCAAAGCGAATAACTGTTTCGCACGCGCCGAGCGCAGTTGCCGCGCGCTGCTCAACACCAACCACGTTGCCGTCGTGAACATCGATCCAAGCGGTTTGCAGATCATGGTGAACTGGAAAAGCCACAAGCAGATCCGGAGCCTAGCGATCGCCAACGCCCTCTTCGAGTTCTCCTACCGCTGGACGATCTACATCAGCGCCATGTGTCGCGATGAGCGCGGCGCTGAGTACGTCAAGTCGGTGGAGATATCGCCCGAGGGCATCTACAAGGTCGAGCGGCTGACGGATGCGATCGAGCACTACTATCTGGAGTTGCGCGGCAGCTGCAATCAGAACCATCTGGTGGCGTCGGGCTGGATCGCGATACCGGCCGAGATATCCTTGGAAGAGTCGCAGGCGGCAAGTCTGCTCTACGCGGCCGGGGCCTGGCACCAGGTGAAATCAGCATGAGGCGGATTAAATCTCGCGTCCGACACGGCCTGCGCCAGCAGCACATAAACCTGCCGCCCAGCGGCTTGAAGGAGTCAGTTTATGGCGATGAGTCCACAGCAGCGAAACGAGCGGACCGCGCAGAAGCGATCGGCAGCGCAGGAAGAAGAATTGCGCCTACGGGTCAGACCCGGTACACGGCAAGCCCTGGCTGAGCTGATGGAATGGGCGGGTATTGAGGAACAAGGTGAGGCGCTGACGCTGATGATTCACCACCTGCATGCACTAGGGCCTGAAAGGTCCCTGCCATTGCTTGAGGTTCCGCGCCACGAAATAACGGTATCGCCAGTTGTCGCGCGGAAGTTGGAGCTGGCTTATCAGCGCGAGGCGCTGCGGATCGGCCGGGATGATTGATTAGCCGACAACCTTGTGGCGGTTGTTGTCGCAAAATGACTGCCATTCGCCGATTGCCGAAGAAAGGGCAAGCTGCAGCGCATCAAATTCTTCGAAAATGGATTCATCCAACAAATCTTTATGCTTTCGCTTGAAATTTTCAAGGGCATCGCTCTTCTCGGCCATCACATTCGAAAGCCTTGAACATTCGTACAAGTATTCTCGCTTGTTCATCAACATATCCTTCTGATCCGGCTCCATGCCGGTCACCCCTAATACCCCAACTCGAACCAAATAGCCACTATGTCGCATCCGGTCACGGAGGGCGGCGCATGCATGGAGATCACCATGAGCAGCTACTTTTACAAAACCTCCGCGCCATCAGTTCTGGCCGCCGTCCAGGCGTGGGACGCGATCCGCGCTGAGTTCGACTTAAAGCGCATCAAGCTGAAGGACATCTTCGGCGGTCAAGGCTCGCCAATGTCCTCCGGCAACGACAGCTATGTCGGTGGCGTGAAGATCTGCGATAGCCGCGAGCTAGATGTCCATTGGTGTCGGCCAGATGAATACGGGTATCGCTCGCTGCGAACCGCAGCCAAGCCCGAAAAAGGCGCAACAAAGGAAGCGCGGGCAGCCTACAAGGCTGAGCACGAACGCCTGACTGGATTGTGGAAAGAGCATTGCCCGGCGCGTATCAGCAAGGACGACGTCTGGAAGGCAATCGGAGTCGACTTCGGTAGCATTTGGCTAAGCGGTGGCGTGTTCTTCGAGCACGATGGCGTCGTGTACCTACACCTTGGCTTCCAACTCAATCCCGAACGCGAAGGCGTCGAGGGTGCTGCTGAAATCCTTTCGAGTGAGTTAGAGGCGGCCCGCCAAGCAGTGCTTGGGAAACGCAAGGCCGCCTAATCAGTCAGCAAGCGCCAGGCGGTATGCCGCCCTTGTTGAAGTCCTTCAGACGCTCCCGCTCTTCCTTGGTGGAGTGCGCTGGAGTGTCATCTTTTGGCGGTTCTTTCTTTTCGTCAGTCATGCTGCTGCCCTCTTTAGTGGTTCCTGTTTTGGCAGCGTGAGGCATGTGCAGTTCAAAGTTTCCGCCTCCGGGATCACGCTACACCAGCGACATTGCAAGCTACCGGTCAACGAGATCGAAGCCCTTCACCAGGTCCCGGCAGTATCGAAGCTCATGCACCGCACCTGCCTTGAACTGCTCGAACCACCCTACCGTTTCCTCTTCGGCCAGCTCAGTAGCCGCCAGCTCTGACAGCTCGTCGATATCGATACCCATGCTCGCTGCCGTTGCAAATACAGCTATGAGCGCCTGCTTCAGTTCCATTGCGTGCTTGTCGGTCATCTCGGTTCCCTCCTGGGTCTCGACTGAAGCTTAGACGCGACTTTTAAACCCTTCAAATCAACTGCTGCGATCGGAAAGGAGCGCGGCATCTGCCTGGATTCGACCATGGAATATCAACTGCACCTGGGCGACTGCCTGGAGGTGATGCGCGGCCTGCCCGCCAACTCGGTGGATAGCGTTGTAACCGACCCGCCGTACGGAATCCGCTTCATGGGCAAAAGCTGGGATGGCCAGGACATCGAGGACCGTGCCGCGTACCGGGCAAGCATGCCATCACACGCCGGGGCCTGCGGGCCGAATGGCGGTCACCGCTCGATCGCGGCCGAGGCCGGCAAGTACGACCTTACTCCAGCGGGTATGCGGGCCTTTCAGGCCTTCACGTTGGAATGGGCAACGGAAGCGCTGCGAGTACTCAAGCCTGGCGGACACCTGCTGTCGTTCGCCGCCGCACGCACCTACCACCACATGGCTGTGGGCATCGAAATGGCGGGCTTTGAGATCCGCGACCAGATTATGTGGGTGTTCGGCTCGGGCTTTCCGAAGTCGCACAACCTGAAAGGCGATCGCGCTGGCTGGGGAACTGCGCTGAAACCGGCCCATGAGCCGATCTGCATGGCGCGCAAGCCGTTTCCCGGCACCGTGGCTGCCAATGTGGCGGAGCACGGCACCGGAGCAATCAACATCGATGCTTGCCGCATCCACGCGGACGACGCCAAGGGCGGCGAGTACTCCCAGAAGCGAATGGCACCGGGTCACGTGGTCAACGCAACAGGCGCATACAAACAGGACGTTCCCTTCGTTGGAGTCATGAAACCGGGCCGATGGCCAGCGAACCTGATTCACGATGGCAGTGCTGTCGTGGTCGCTATGTTCCCCGCCGACGCGGGAGCAGCAGCGCCAGTGAAAGGGACCGAGGACAGCTCGCCGGACAAACACACTTACGGCGAGTACTCCCGAATTCAGGGGGCTTTCCATGGCGACACTGGCAGCGCCGCACGCTTCTACTACTGCGCCAAGACGAGCCGAGCCGATCGCCATGAAGGTCTGATCGATCCGGGGCCGCAGTTCAAGCAGGGAACAACGCTTCGCAAGGTTCAGACCACCGAAACACAGGGCAACAATCACCCCACGGTGAAGCCCACAGAACTGATGGCCTACCTCCTTAGGCTTGTCACTCCACCAGGTGGCAAAGCGCTTGATCCCTTCATGGGCTCGGGCAGCACCGGAAAGGCAGCAGTACTCGAGGGTTTCGACTTCATCGGGATAGAGCGGGACGCCGCATACATGGCCATCGCCACCGCGCGAATCGCTCACGCCAAAGCAAAAAGTCAGCGCCAGCAGCAAGAGCAGCACTCGCAGGAACAGCAGCTCAACCTTTTCAGCGCGTAATCAGCCCCCACTTCAACGAATCACGCCAAACCGGCGAGGAATCCTCATGTCTGCATTTCAGAAAAAACACTCGCTGGCATCTGCCATCAGCTTGGGCCTTCCTTTCGAGAAAGAGCTGGTCGTTGATTTGTTCGCTGGTGCCGGCGGGGCAAGCACCGCAATTGCCCGGGCGTACCGCGAGCCAGATATTGCCGTAAACCACAACCAAATAGCGCTGGCAGTACACCGGGCCAACCATCCAAACACAAAGCATTACGTGGCCGACGTGTTTGAGGTCGATCCAGTGCTGGCAACTGGCGGTCAGCCCGTGGGCATCCTCTGGGCCTCACCTGATTGCCGTCATCACAGCAAGGCCAAAGGCGGTGCACCGCGTGATCGCAAGGTCCGCGGGCTGGCCTGGGTTGTTATTCGATGGGCATTCGCCACGCGACCACGCCTTCTCTTTTTGGAGAACGTTGAGGAATTCTCAGATTGGGGGCCAATTGACGAGGAAGGCCGCCCAATCAAGTCCGAGAAAGGCCGCACGTTCCGCGCATTCATCGCTGCGCTGAGCACCGGGCTTGCTGCGGACCATCCCGATATGGCGGAGATCAAGGATTCAATTGGAGAGTTTGTGCCACTCTCCAGCCTCGTCCGCGGACTTGGTTACAACGTCGAATGGCGCGAACGGATTGCAGCCAACGCGGGTGCGCCGACCATTCGCAAGCGGTTGTACCTGATAGCTCGCAGTGACGGCAAGCCCATCGTATGGCCTGAGCCGGTACGGCATAAGAAGCCGACAGGAAATCAGCTGGGATGGCGCAGCGCCGCGGAATGCATTGACTGGAGCCATGAAGGAAGAACGATCTTCCGCAAAAACCCGATGGCTAGAAACACGATGCGACGGGTTGCTAAGGGATGCTGGCGGCACGTTCTGACCAGCGCCAAGCCCTTTATCGTGCCGATGCGCGGCACCTCACCATCGCACACCAGCTCGCACGGTGTTGACGAGGCGCTTTCCACCATTAGCGCTGGCGGCACCCATCACGCACTGGTCGCCCCAAGGATGGCGACCTTCCTGACCGAATGTGCCAACGGGTCCGCCCAGCGAAACTTCGACGTACAGGAGCCACTGCGTACACAGGTCGCTCAGGTTAAAGGTGGCCATTTCGCAATGGTCGCCGCCTCCATGGTAACGCTCCGAAAAGGCTCGGTAGGTTCTGACGTACGAGCGCCTCTGTCAGTCGTGGCAACCAGCACCGGGCATCACGCAGTCGCTGCGGCATTCTTTGAGCAGGCAAACGGCGGGTTCTACGATGGCGACGGTCGCGCCGCGAGCGATCCTCTTTCGACCATATGCCAGTCGGGCGCTAATCAGCGGCTCGTCAGTGCGTACCTGGTGAAGTACTACGGCAACGAGAAGGACGGCATATCGCTCAACGAGCCAATGCACACCCTGCCGACCAAGGACCGTATCGCATTAATTGAGACAGTTCAGGTTCCGGACACGCTGACGCCAGAGCAAATGGAGGGGGCTCGCCGTTGCGCGGCCTTCATGCATGAGTTTCTGCCGGAGCACTTCAAAGACCCGGCCGAAATGGTGCTGGTTGGCGGCTACGTGCTCGTCGATATCACTCTTCGCATGCTGCAGCCGCCAGAGCTGAAGAAGGCCCAGGGCTTCCCTGACAGCTACATCATCGACCGAGGTCTTTTCGTTGATCCGGTAACCGGGGCTGAGGAGTGGCGGTCAGTCAACAAGACCGATGGGGTCAGGCTGATCGGCAACAGTGTTTGCCCGGACGAAGCCGAGGGCTTGGTGGCTGCGAATGCTGCCGACATCATTGATCTTTATCGGCGACTCGCTGCATGACCGCCCTCCGCCGCACCACCACACCCCGAGCCATGCCCATGCCTCGCCTCGTCCTTGATGGTCGATGCGAGATATGCACCGGCTACCGCTCTCACGGAAACCACACAACATGCTCGAAGAAGCGCCAGACCATCTATGCGCAGCGCGCAATGGAGTCGAAATGAGTAAGCCAGCCGGAAAGCTGCTGTTCGCATACCAGACTATCTCCACTATGGAGGGGAAGATCGACGCCCTCGTGCTCCGGCTAAATGCCAGCGAGCAGGCCAAGGCCGAAATGGAATCAACCCTCCAATACATCTCAACATCGGCCTCCTCAAGGTCTCCATCATCGCTTCGGTCGCTTGCCAACGGGGCGCTGGATAAGGTGCGGGGTATGAATTGCCAGTCCGCTCCGGCCACAGATGGTAAGCCGCATGCGTGTGGCGAGGAGTCTTTTCAGGCCCGTGTCCTGCCTTGGATGCTGGAGTGCTTCGGTGCAGCGATATCGGCCGACAGGGTGGAACGAAATCACCGGTTCCTTGAAGAAGCGCTGGAGCTGGTGCAGGCGTGCGGAGCCACCGCAAGCGAAGCGCATCAGCTCGTCGACTATGTCTACGGCCGAGATACCGGCGAGGCTTCGCAGGAGGTCGGCGGCGTGATGGTCACGCTTGCAGCGCTCTGCCTGGCGCACAAAATGGACATGCTCGCGGCCGGCGAAATCGAACTGGCGCGAATCTGGACGAAGGTTGCGCAGATCCGAGCGAAGCAGGCAGCCAAACCGTCGATGTCGCCGCTGCCTGGTTCATATCCTGAGCGCACCCGACCATTACCTGCCTCGTCCAATTCCCCGGCCAATACGGCAACCGTGGCGGCTGGTATGAATGCACTGTCGATGACTTCGGCGTATGGCGCTGCAATGGGATGTACATGCCTGCGCCGAGCGTTGAGAGGATCAGTCCATGACCGAAGCCGACATGATCCAGGTCCAGCTACCGATGTGGGTGATTGAGCAGATCCGCTCCGACATGAGGCTGACGTCGGGAACCTGGTCGGTCATCGAGGAATGCGTCGAACGGTCTGTCGCTCAAGCGGATCAGGTTCTGCCCTGCGACGTGAAGTTGCCGCCCGGCACCGTCTTCGCCAAAGGTTCGAAGCTGAGCAACCTGCTGCTGGCAATGAAGCAGCGCGAGAACGGCTCGGCGCTCAACACACGTTTCAGTAACTCAAAATCCTAACGCCTTCCCGAGAACGCTAACTTCCGGGACTCTGGCACCAAATTCGTTAACAACTCAAGTCAGCCGCAGCAGCGGCAAGGACGAAGTCATGCCTCAACATAATTCTGAACTGGCACCGCTCTTCAATCTGTTCGGCCTGAGCAGCAATCATTCACTTTCGACATTGATCGCAAACGTGGAAGGCCTGAAGCGGCGCGCTGACGAAGACGGCCCTCTTGCAGACCGCTACCGATTTCTGCGCGAACCGAAGGCCAGTGCACCAGAGACTCTCCCGGAAGAGCGATGGATACTCGTCGGCATTGCCGGACACGAGGATGTTTTGTCGGGAAACGAACTGGACAAGGCTATAGATGACGCCTTGAAATCGAAAAGCTATACCTTTGAACCCGAGGATGGTCCGCTGCTTTGCTTCAAAGTCGGCGATCAGGATTGGGTTGCAGCACAAAATCCCGCCCAGGCCTTGGCAGTTTTGGCCGAGCACAATGGCGACTGGCTGCATGAGCACTCCGACGACTACGACGTGGAGCTATGCAGCGAAGCTGAGCTTGGTCAGCAGTGGCAAGACGAAGATGACCCAGGCGTCTCCGTGGGCTGTTTGCGCCAATGGCTGGCCGAAGCTACCGAGCCCTGCTACCTGAATGGCACGGAGTGACTCCATGAACCGCGAAGCATTCGAACAGGCCTACGCCGAAGACAACAACTGCACCGTCGAATGGTGCCAAGGCCAGCGCATGTCCAGCGGCAGCTATCTGGACCGGTACATGGCGAGGGCCTGGCACTGGTGGCAGCGGGCCAAGGAGGCAGCGTGAGGATGTTGCCGCTCAAAGGATTTGCCCGGCGAAAGATCGAATCAGCGCTGATCCGGCTCGCGGCCTGGATATTGATTGGCCGCAACGTGCACCGGTGCGGGGTCGTCTCCCGTCGCGACAACAATGACATGTATTACATGGCCGAAAAGCTTGAAGATATCGCCGAGCGTATTCGTGACGGCTATCCAGCGAATCCAGTAATCCCTTCGCGAAAACAGTAATCCCTGGCTGTTCTGGCCGAATCCATTAATTGAAGTCAGCCGTGAATGCGGCGTGGCGAGGACTCATCATGCCTACTGGTTATACAGAATCGATCAAAGACGGTATCAGCTTCCAGACTTTCGCCCTCGACTGCGCCCGGGCGTTCGGCGCGTGCATCATGCTGCGGGACGAGAAATCAGGCGGCGATCAGATCCCGGAAGAATTTCAGCCAAGCGATTACAGCTTCAAGGCCTTGGCCGCAGCGCGCGCCTTGCTTGCCACTCTCGAAACCATGACCTCCATGGAGTGCGGATTTAAGGCCGCAGCCGAGCACAAGGAGTCAGAAGATCGGAGGCTGACCAGGCTCAAGGAGCTGGCTGATCTGAAGCAGAAATACGAAGAAATGCTGGTATGCGCTCGGGCCTGGGTTGCTCCCACCCCGAACCATACCGGCCTGAAGGAGTTCATGGTCAAGCAGATCACCGGCAGTCTGGATTGGGACTGCGATACAACCTTCTATGACGAGCCCACACAGCAGCTTTCCGGCGCTGAATGGCTGGAAACTGCGAAGGCCAAGGCCATCAAAGACATCGAGTACCACAAGAGGCAGTGGGCCGATGAGCTGGCACGCACCGCCGAGCGCAATGCTTGGGTTCGCGATCTGCGCGAAAGCCTCTAACCCTTCCCTTCTTCTATATACAGCCTGCCGGTGATCGGCGGGCGAGGATTCGCTATGCCGGAAATTAGATGCAGTTACGGCCACACACAGAGCATAGGCACCGATGAGTGGATCAAGCAGCTCACCCTTGACCAGCTCCGTTACGCCCGCCAGCAGATGGACGCAAAGATAGCCGCTGCCGAGGAGCAGCCGCGGCGAACCGTCTGGGCGGTGGATGACGGAATTTGTGTGGAGGCATGGTACCGGGAAGAGGATTACGAAAAAGCCGCCGACCACCTCCTGCGAATATTCAAAGAAGCATTCGTCAAGGAGGCTAAGGACTTCAAAGGCGGCCCGAACTCAATCCATGAATTCAAGCAGTCGATTCCATCTATCAGTCCCCACCGCGTTACTCAGCTCGAATACGACACCGAATACCTTCTCACCAAGTAAACCCCTTCCGCCGCCCAGCGCGGCCCGGAGCAGTACATGAGTTTGATTTCAGTAGAGAGTGCGGCCGGGATGCTGGGCTGCAGCAGAACAACGGCCTACCGGATGGTTGGCGAAGGCCTAATTCCGACCGTCCGAATGATGAAGCGCGGCGTTCGCGTCCACAAAGAACAGCTCCAGAAGATGATCGACGATGCCGCCGCTGCTAGTATCACCGCCGCGGGCGGCATGTCGGAGGAAATGACATGCCCTACAAAAGAAAAGATTCACCTTATTGGTGGATCTTTGTCACCGAAGCAAACGGAAAAAGAATACGACGATCTTCTGGCACTAGCGACTATGCGGCGGCGAAAGCCGTAGAGCAGCAGGCCAAGGCGGATGCCTGGAAGGAAAAGGAATGGGGCGTGAATCCGCCCCGGTCCTTTGACGACGTGATGATTCCGTACCTGCGCCACGCCAGCCAGCATCAGCGCAGTTTCGAAACCACCATGCACAGGGTGAAGCCGTTAAGGTCGCATTTTACCGGGGTTGTGATGAATGACCTAGGGGGAAAAGAGATTCGGGCGTACACCACGCTGCGGATGGAATCGGGTGTATCGGCCGCCACGGTGAACCGGGAATTGGCGGCGCTGTCAGCGGCGATCAACTGGTGCAACGTGGAATATGAGTGGGCACTGCCCAACCAGGTGAAGGGCCGAACACTTCGCGAGCCTGAAGGCCGGGTGCGCTGGTTGACCCGGGCAGAAGTGGAATCGCTGTGCCGGGTGGCCAGACAGCAGCGCAACGGTGACCTGCTGGATGACTTCATCCACTTGGCAGTGAACACAGGGTGTCGCAAGGAGGAAATGCTGGGGTTGGAGTGGCGAAGGGTCGATCTGGTCAACCGACTGATCTATCTGGAGGGAAAGCACACCAAGGCCGGGAAGCGGCGAAGTATCCCGCTGAATGACGGGGCAATGGATGCTCTTAAAGGAAGGATGGCGTATCGCGCCGAGAAGTGCCCCGCCTCACCATGGGTTTTCAACAGGAGTTCAGGCGAGCGAGTGGCGTGTATAAGGAAGGGTTTCGAAGTCGCGTGCGAGCGTGCGGGGATCAAGGATTTCGTGATTCACGATCTGCGCCATACGTGCGCGGCACATTTGATCAGCGCGGGGGTTGCGCTGGCAGAGGTTCGGGATCTTTTAGGGCACTCGACCATCACCATGACGGAACGATACGCGCACTTAGCGCCGGCCAGGGTCAGGGATGCAGTGGGGATTTTGGATGGGCTGCGTGAAAAGCCGAGTTCACGATCAGTTCACGCAGATGTTCCAGTGTCGCGAGGATCAAGGGGTCTAAAGCTCGTAAACCCTTGA